GGCTTCAGATAGCTTAACGCCTAATAAACGCTGGATATTAAGCGCACTCATAGGCGGATCAGGTGCATCTGGAGCGGGCTTGGCTTCGTCAATCTTCTCCGCAAGTTTTTGCCGAGCGTTGTCCAGCGCAAGGTTGCGCTCATCTACCCGTGCCCGTGCTACACCACGCTCTTTGACCCCGCCGTATGCCCCTATAGGAGATACCAATCCTGCCATGTACAGAGCATGACCATACTCACTAATAGCTTCGGGGCTCAGCAAATCCTGTCCGGCTTGCAAGCGAGTAAGCATGACTTGGGCGGGCTGAATCGTACCCTGAACTGCAAGGTTCTCTCCTATGCCTCCGGCAACGCGCCGTGTGAGTGTTTGAGCAGCGACCTTTTCAAAATCAGCCGTAGTTTTTCTAGCCAATGCTTTTTCAAATCGTGGGCCGAGAATTTTGGCTACCGCTGTACGGCCAAGAACGGGGATAGTGTTAGCGGCAACGTCCAACACTGCCTGTGGAACCGCTGTGCCAAGAGCAGCGGCGCGATTGATTTCAACTGGCTTGCCTTCAGCTTGGTCTGCGGCAGCTTGCGCTTCGACGTTACCACCGTAGCGCGTCAGGAGAGAGGGCGCGGCTGCACCAAGAAGCCCCCCAATTACAGTGCCGGGACCGGGGGCAACTGCTGTACCTGCCATCGCACCCAGTTTAGCTCCCGCCAATGTAGCTCCCATAAACGGAGCCATCTCAGCAATGGCAGAGGGAACCTGACTTACAGCTTCTTTTGCAGCCGATAGAGGGCCTTCTTTCTCGTACTTTTCCGACACCCTACCGAAGTCAGCACCGGGCGCGTTTTCAGTACTGATCTGCTCTTGGCGCTTGCCGCCGGCTATTCCCGCTTCTTCGGGAGAACCTGTCAGTGACTCAAGCGCGGTCTGCCCACTGGAGATAAAGCGTTTGGTGTTGCCTACCAGAGAAGAAACAATTCCTCTTTCCGCGAAGTCTTCGGGTTTGGCCGCGCCTAATTGGATAGCCCGCTGTTTTATCTCTTCTCTAGTAGCAGTTTTTGGAACACCACGAATGATGATACCGTTAGGGAGTTCTACGTTCACGGTGATCTCCCTTACCAATCAAAGTATTTAACAGTACCCTCGTTACCGTCGCTACTTGCGCCACCACCTACTCCAGAAAGCCCACTAGCTCGCTTTTTGAATTCATCGTAGCTCATCAAGTCAGCATAGCTAGCGTATATCCGTTTGAGGGAGGCTTCAGATCCCGTTGCAAGAGCGGCGCTAATATCGCTTCGATCTTTATTTAACATTTCTCTAACAGTCTGTCTGCGTTTTTCATCAGCAGAATTAAGTGTATCAGCAAGCTCTCTTAGCTTCCCTCTCCATTTTTTAGCCGCAGAAATATCTCCGCGGCCTTCTGCTTCAATCGCTTGTATTTCATAATACGCTTTAAGTTTATCCGTGGGCGGTAGCCCCGCTCCTTTAGCCCCTGCCTCGAAATTTGCAACATCATATCTGGCTTTAAGCTCCCGATCTCCCTGACCCAACTGAGCAGCCACACCCTCCATATTGATGCGCTGCGCGGCCATCGATGCCTGAAGTTCACGGAATTTATCAAGATCCCCACGCTTCTCGGCACGGCGGGCTTCTTTCACGGTCTGCATGTAATCACGCTGCTTGTCTTTGAGGGCCGCAAGTTTCTCGCGGCCAGACACTAACGCGTTTATTCCTGAAGTACCCGCCTTCGCCAAAGCAGGACCGAATTTATCAGAAGACTGCATAAGAGCCAGACCAGCATTGATCCAAGGCATACCTTTCTGGAACCGCTCCTCATCTGCATATCGCTGAGTTAGTTCTCTGTCTCGATCCTCGGCATCAGCATAGGCCTCGCCTAAAGCGCTACGCTTGGTCTCGTATTCTTTATCCCGGGCTTCCAAACCCGTCAGAACTTTCTCCAGCCGTGCACGATAATCGCCTGCGGAGTCTATACCGCGAGAATCAAGCCGGGGGCGCCCATCGCCTTCGCCCAGACCTTGGTAGCCTCTGTCCAACACGTCTTCAGACTCGTCAGGGGCATTGTAATCGAGGTAACGTGGGTCAAGCGCGTCAAGCGCGTTACCGTCCTCGTAGTAATCCGTACCCAAAGGAATATAACTATCTTCACCCCCAGCGTAGCCGGGGATATCTCCACCATATGCAAATGACACAATCCCACCACCCGCCATACCCTGCATATTAGGCGCAGGAAGTTGGCCGATACCGGATTGTTCGGGCAGGCCTTGGGGCGGTGGGGGGCCGCCTTGCGGACCCATTGCCATTTCCGGAGGCATACCCGGAGGCATACCCGGAGGCATACCCGGAGGCATACCCGGTGGCATACCTTGTGGACCACCCATGCCCGGGGGCATACCCGGCGGCATACCTTGTGGCCCGCCCATACCCGGTGGCATACCTTGTGGGGGAGCGGGCATCTGCGCTTGTTTAGCTTCTTGAATAAGTTGATCGGCTACCTTCTGCTTCGGCCCACCAGCCATCTTTGCTTGTGCAGCGTCCCGTATTTCTTTACGACGCTGCACTTCGTTAAACACGACAGAGAACGCCACGGCATCACCCGAGGCTTTGTATTTCTCCATCATGGAGGCGAGTTGCGGATCAGGAGCAAGTGTAACTTGACTGGTCAGCTTGTATGGGTTGTTCTGCAGCATGATCACGTCCTATCAAGATTTTGCTTTGTGAACCGCCAAGTCCATAAGCCCTGCGGAAATCATCCCCCCAGCGGCATTCCCGCCCCCAGTATTTATTGAATAAGAAAACCCGGGTTGCTGCTGCTGATTCATACCATACAGCGCCACTCCCGCACCTACCGCTTGGTTAAGCATGGACGGCGGCTGCGAATACATACCTTGTATTGCAGTGGGGTTCGCATAGCCCCGATACATGGAATTCAGCCACTCTTGTTGTTGGTATGGATAGCGTTGCTGGTCCAAGAAATTTTGATATTCGATGTCGTAGGCCCGCTGCATACCCGCCTGCTGCGCGTCGCCAACACCTTTTACAAGATTAAGATTATTGATGCTTTGTCCATAAATATTTTGTCCCTGAGAACCAAGCTGCCCCGCACCTTGTATGCCGCCCATCAACGACCTGTAGTCGTAGTCCGCTCCAAATTGACGAGACTGCTCCTCCATACGAGCAGCCTCCATAAGCAGGTTCTTATTAAACTGCTGTGCGGTAAGATCTTGGCTTGAACGAAGCTGCTGTATACCAAGGTTAGCTTCAAGATTAGCTTGTTCACGGGCAAACCTATCTTGGAATTTGGCAAGGGCGTACTGAGACGCCTGTTGTTTCGTCATCCCCAAGGCTTCAAATTCTTGCGTTGCTTCAAGTATCCGCGCTTGTTGCTCGTTACTTAAATTCTGCATATTTATCTGTTGGCGATACTGCGACTCAAGTTCTTGAGTCCCCATCTTAGACTGAAGGTTAGCTTGTTCACGAGCAAACCTATCTGCAAATTCTGTTTTAGCAGCATCAAAAGCCTGCTGTTTTGTCATCCCTTGTGCTTCAAAACGATTAGCTGCGTTCGCTAATTCAGTTTGCTGCCTATTGGTTAAATTCTGCATAGCCATCTGTTGGCGATACTGCGACTCAAGCGCCTGAACACCCAACCTGCCTTGCTGATTACTTTGTTCACGCTGTAGCTCTGTTTGCTGGTTAGCCAGAGCCGCACGGAGAGCTTGCTCTGCAGACATCCCCCGCATCTGGAGATCTGCAGCCATATTTTGCACTGCGGCTTGCTGCCGGTTACTTAGGTTAGAAAGAGTTGTTTGAAGCCTTGCTTGCTGATTAGCTTGCTGCGCGGTTAGTTGCGCTTGCTGTTCTTGATTAAACTGCGCCTGAGCTTGCGTATAGGATTCTTGCAGCCCCTTTGCCTGAATATCACCTTTTTGCTGAGCGAGGTTACGTGCAGCTTCAGCTTCCATAATAGCTTGGCGGGAGCCTCCAAATGCCCCTGCTTGAACCGCTTCAGCACCACGCGACTGTGCTGCAATATCCGCCTGCCGCTGCGCTTCTCGCTGTTGAATATCAACCACGTTTTGCATGTATGGCGACATATATTTGTCAGCCATGCCACGAGTGGTGAAACTGCGGGTTTTTATATTTGCATCAAAATCTTCTTGTGCGGCTTTCATCCGCTTATAATTATTTAGCAAATCTTCGCGGGCTTTTACGTCTTCGATTGGCCCGATATTAAAATTACGAAGATTTCCGCTGTATTTGCCTTGTGCTGCTTTGGCCTGTGCAGCGGATCGAGACCAATCTTTAGGTTCGCCAATACCACGCTGCTTTGCCATCAGGAAAGTTTCAAGATCCTGATTGTACCTGCCTCGCGCTGCGTCAATAGAATCTATTTCGTCTCGCCAATCTTGGGGCGCGTTCAACCCACGCTGCGCTCCCATTTGATAATTTTCAAGTTCAGCCGGATTTATACGCCGGCCAAAATTAAAGTCAGTAGGTTCGTATGCTTGGTTGTAAAGTCTGTATATACCTTCCTGAGTTAAATCTGCTGCGCTTAAAGAACGGGGATCAACCCCCATTGCAAGAGCTTGTTCAAAGTATTGTTTTTGGGCCTCAGTAAACGGCGCAAACCGTTCGCCTTCATAGCGCTGATAAGGGTCATTAGCAACTAGTGTTTCAGCCCGAGAAAGAAGCCCTTCAATCCTTGGCTCCATTCTAGCCGAGTAACTAGCATAATAAGTATCTTCTGCCATGATCTTTACTCCGCGTTATTACGCAATGAGTTCGTTGCGTGCGCCAGAATCTTTGCCGCGCTTAGACTGCTTCATACGCCGTTCTATACGATCCATCATGGCGTACAATTCTCTTGCCCCGGCATCAGAAGAACCATTGCCGATTTCAGCTACAACACGAGCAGGGAAAACAAATTCTCCTGCAGCGAGTTTTGCAGGCCGCTTACCTCGCGGGGTGCTTATGACCGCCGGGATGCTGTCTGATACACCATCACCCGGACCTTTCATGTAGCGCCCACGCTTTACAGCGCCACCTTTAGCATGAAAAACGCCGTCGTTTTCATCGCCAATTCCGCCGCCTCCGCCGCCTATGTCAATAACCCCAGTACCGCCGCCGACGTTAGTCCCCCCACCAGTATTGGTTCCTTTTTTAAGTGCTTGTATCTGGTTATAGAGGGAAAGTTGATCGGCGTTAAGTGACGCAAAAAAATCTTTATTGCCCATTTCTCCGCCGCGAAGAGCACGCTGTTCTGGTGTCCACGAATTAATAAACTGCTGATTTAAATCTGTCCACGACGCGTCTTCATTATCTCGTCTGTTCCCGGGGGTACCGATTTGACCGGTGTTTCCAGTCCCGGTTCCAGTCCCGGTTCCAGTCCCGGCTCCAGTTCCTGTTGTGGAGGTAGGCCCAAAATCGACTCCGTATCGTGGAGAAGACGCCCTATTCCCCATCAAATAATCAAATGTCATTTGCGCCTGTGTAGGGGCTGCACTCCCTCCAACCCCGGCGGAACCCCCCTCTGCATATCGCGCTTCGCCGGTAAAGCCGTCGATATCGGTATCTCCAGCGCCACCACGAGACAACGAAGCCAAGTAGTTATTTTGCGCGGTAATGTCATTGATAGCCCCACCCGCTGCGGCGGCGTAAGGGTTGTTCCATTCTTCTGTCTCACCCAAATAGGTAAACTTCTGCGTATTGGGGTCGTAGTCGTATTTTTGGAACATTGGCATCGGAGTTTTAAGCGGCTCCGGCTGCTGTAGGGCGGAAGCCGACATAAGAGAAGCAATTCCCGCCTTGCCCAACGTCGGGTTGTTTATTGTGCTTTGAACACCCGGGGACATTTTACCTACAAGATTATTAGCAGCCGTATTAATTTTGCCCAGCATACCTGTAGGGCCAGCACCTGCTCCGCCAACCGTGCCTGCTCCCCCGGCCACACCCGGAGCCCCCAAAGAAGACATCGTCGTAGCGCCGGGCACATTAGATAGTACGTCTGTTGAAGTAGCTTTAGCTAAGTTAACTGCTCCAGATTCACTAGCACCAACACCCGCGCCAGCAGTACCAGCAACAAGTCCCTGATAAAGGCCCGCACCGCCCCAGCCGCCCAGTGCTCCCATAGCGAAGCCTTGGAGAAGGTTACCTTTAGATGTAGCTGCGCCCGTCGCACCGCCAACAAGAGCCGCGCCTGCTGGACCCATGCCCATTGCACTAGTAACAGCACCAGCAATAGTTGGAAGAAACGGCTTCACTTTCTTAAATATCTTTTTAAGACTGAACGCTTCTGGCATTCCAGTATAAGGGTTAATAGTCAAGCTGCCGCCCTGTGCCATCGCAAGAGCTTGGAGCCCCTGAACCTCATCGCGGTTCATATGAACAAGTGTATCGTCCCCACCTCGCCCAAGAGCGGCAAGTCCATAAGCGGTGTCACGGTAAGGCATAATGGTTATCCCCAATGAGGAATAGTAGTCAGTATCATACGGTTAAATTGTAGACGATCAAAGACCCCAAACAGGTATTTGACGCGCCTGCTATGGCCCTTGCGGCAAGAGTGAATGTGTCGCTAACACCCGCCAAAGAAACGCCGAATTGAAGATCCAAGTTATACCCAACAGGAGACGCCAAAGAAGTCTGGGCTTGGTTGGACGCTGTGGTGTACACCGTTTGTACAATGCTGTCTGCGGTAGGGGTTACTGCCGTACCAGATGCACCAGTATCGACATCCATTTGCCCACCGGCAAGGGTGGAACCCCACGTAGCCCCGGTCAGCGTTGCGTTTTTAATGATAACAACTTCGTAGTTCGCGGAGCCAATAGGTAGGAAAGTCATGCCGGATAGCATGGCTACCGCACCCAAATAACTAGAATTTAAACGTATCGACACGATAGGGTAAAAAGTAGCCGCCGCAGTTAACGTAACAGGATTGGCGTTACGAGCTATATATGGCTGCGATACGTGTTCGTAGCCGCCTTCTGAAATGACGGTTGAGCAAATTTGCTGAAGCGTAGCTGCAGAACTAGTAGCGGCTGTGGTAAAGATCTCGTAGCGCAGAGGCAGGATAGCCGTCTGCATATACACCACGGTGCCTACGTTGGCGTTATAGAACTCATGGGCGGTGTAGAACACCCCAGCAATAACAAAGCCACACTTGACGATACCCACGCCAAGCCATTCCAGATTGATGAACAGAATCTGAGTTTTGGTCAGATCAAGTGTAATTCCGCTTGGCCCGGTCCCGTTGAATGGGTCTACGTTCCAGCTTGTCTGTGCCACGCTGCGGCTGTTACTGACTGAGCCTCCTGTATAGGTACGAATAACGAACGAAACCGTAGAACCCGCTTGCTCCAGATACACGCCGTTATTGGTATTGAACAGACCAACGCGCTGCGTCAGGTTTGTCTGCGCCGCAGCCATCGTAAACGTCTGCATCGTGAGGAAACTTTTCCCCGGCTGATAGGCAAACGACCTGAAAGTTTGTGTCCGCGCAGTCGATCCAGAAGACGTTGTAACCGCAAGTGCCAAGGCACTTTGGTTAGTGACAAAGGTTACCGTACCGCCTGTTGCCGTCTCGGTGTCATAGGCCACGTCTTTTGCGTAGCGATTTTGACTGTCAAACAACGTAAACGGTTGACTGACACGCAGCCGCCCAAACGCGTCAGCGGTGTTACCACCAAACGCAGTATAAGAAGGTGCGCTGCTGGAATCACCACGAGCGGGGTAAAGCGTGATGCTCACTGTGCTTCTCCGCCAGTAATCGTGATGGTGCAGCCTGCGGCTGAAGCCTTGGCTTGAACGGTACCCGCAGCGTTAATTACCTGTGCCCCGCACCACTGCAACGTACTATATGCTGGGATACTCGCGTTATACAAAATAGCGTTAGATGTGCCAGCAGTGCCGCCACTGGGCACAAATGAGACGTAGACATTGATCGTCCCTGCCGTGGTGTTGCAGATGTCAAACTGTTTGACGTAGGTGCGGTAGTCAACGGGGACCGTATAGAGTGTGGCATAAGACGTGGTAAGCGCCCCCTGCCCAAGCTGCCACCCTATGATGTTCTGGAAATTAGCCATCAGCAGCCATCTCCCAGCCCGAGCCAGCTACGCACATTAAGGTTGCCTACTTCTTGAATCAGTTGGTAGATGTCGTTATCTACTTGAGCAAAGTAGAGTCTAAGTTGACTGTTTAGCTGCTGCTGCTGCCGGGGATCATACTCGACCGTGGGGAGGATAAGACTAGGTGCTTTGCTAGGTAGGATGTTCATGGATTACCCTCGGCGACCATCAGGCCGCACATCAAAATGCGGAACTCCCAACTGCCATTGAGTACCTACTGTATTGGACGATATCCCAAATCGAACATGTCGCCCACGAAGTCGCGGGTAAACCTGTTCAGTAAACTTTTGAACAAGATAATTCCGCTGAGAAGTGTAGTTGTTGTCACTAACAACGTCTTCAGCATGATCTGTACCGTAGTCAGCGCCCGGAAATCTACGAGGGGTAAGCGTTACAGTAACCTCTGGAGCAGCGCTCTCAGACCCATCGAACGTAACGTCTGGGATCATTCGCCACACGAACCCGTAGTTATACCCCTCACTGACCGACATATCCGCGGACTTAATGTAAGCCTCAATTGCCGTTGCCGGAGTCGTAGTCCCATCGTCTACCCCGTTCTCGTGGTAGATAATCATCCCGTCATAACCAGCCGCAGTCGGATAGTGCCTGAGCCCGCTATCTAACCATGCAGTGCGAGCCATAGTCCCGTAGTACCAGATACGCTCAAGGTAGTTATAGATTACATACCGGTCGATAGTTTCTGCGCCAGCGGAACAATAGAACCACCAAATTTCGTTGAACCCTTCGTTCGTGCTTGCAAAAAACTGTGCGGATTGATCAAGGTTAATGTCGCCAAAAATGTATTGGCGCAACGTGCAGGGCAGAGTTTCTATCCGCCCTGAGTAAGTATAAAACTTATCCTGTCCCATCCAATAGACCACGTTGTTTGCCGTAGCAACCACATTAGGGCCAAAAATGGACAGGTTGTCGCCCATAATATTAAAGCCCCACGTATACGGGGGGCCAAGGTATTGCATGGAGTACAGGGCTTGATCCGTCCAAATCAGGATTTCCTGTCTGGTTTGCAGGGCAGCGATAATTTCAGAACCGTGGCTGAGTCGGTAGCTTCCCGCCTGATTGGTTATCTGAGGATACCACGTAGCGTAGGATTCTTGATCAGACCATCGCACCAGAAGCGGGTCTATGTCCGTTTCGCCGTAGTCATTACAACCTAAAGCGATCACGATACGCGAAGAATCAGACACCAAAATAATGTTACATATAGAAGGACAGGACGTGTCAGTGGTATACGGTGCGGGACTTGTAGAGGATAGTAAGACCGCTCTATCTACCGGAACGATAGCAGGCTGAGGGATATACATATAGATAGGACCACCACGGCGGTTCATCAGCAAGTAATCGCCGTAGTTATAGAAGCTCCAGAGTCCTATTTTATCTACCCCCGCAGATGCTCCCCACCCAGTGGTTGAGCCCCCAGAAGTAACACCACCCCATCCCCCTGCACCCCATCCAGCAGTGGGAACGTCAATCTCTGCAGCGCAATGTATTTGATACGCGGCAATAACGGCCGCACCGCCATTACCGGTGTCACTTGCATTAGCTGTGGCGGTAGCAGTGATGGTATAGGTATTAGCGTTAACGATTGTGGCAATCCGGTACTCTTTGTTCAGTACCGCGGCAGTGATGTTACCACCAAGGCTGGTGGCACCAGAGAAGGTAACGAAGTCGCCCGCGTAAGCACCGTGTGCAGTGTCCGTAACAGTAAGAGTAGTAGACCCATTGGACGCAGCAAACGTCACTGCTCCGGCAGCAGTGGTCTCTCTCAAAGGAGTAATATCGTAATACGCACCGTTTGGGCTGTTTTGGAGCGTTACTTTAAGATTGGAGCCGATACCTAATAGGTTATACCCGGTGGTAGTAACCCATACCCACAGTGCTCTGGCGACGCCCCAAAAAGCGCCTGAAGGTGGCGCGAGATTCCCTGTATATGTACCTTCGTCCCGTACCCAGCCGCCCAATTTTTCGGGAAAACCTGAACGAAAACGAACTTTTTCGCTTTCATACCACCCACCTTCATTAGCAAAAGTGGTGGACTCTCGGTTTACTCCCGGACGAAGCTGAAGTTTTTGAAGTGCCACGGCATCACTTCTTCCAGAAGTTATTTATCGCCAGATTTAGTACCCCACCAATTAAGCCAACTTTGGCTGCAAGGACGGGATCAACCGCACCGGACGCCCCACCAGAAGCAATAATCGTCAGCGTGCCGCTAATGAATGACACAATTTTGTTGCGCTGCGAACGCTTAGTGGACTTAACTTGCTTTTCTTGCTCGTTCATTTGTGCCCCTCATGTTCCAATGAGTAGTGATTACCGTCGCGGAATCGTCCGCCCCATGTACCGCCCAACGACTCCCAGTACTCACCAAGAGGTAGGTGGTCTTCAGTCGTCTGAAGGTATTTGTCGTTCTTGAACAAATTGAAGTCTACAGCAAGCCGGATTTTGTGGTTGGAATAAGGATAACCATAACCCTTGGGTTCTCCCATGATACCGTGCAGGCGGGGGTCACGGTATGCGTCCCCAAACGTCAGCTCATAACCATTATCGTATGCCCAGATAATAAGATCCGCGATCATACGGGTAAATCGACGCTGCTTATCCCCCAAAGACTCAGCCATCAGTGCCCCTTGTCTGCTTTACCGTCCAACTTGTCTTCGATCCGGTCCAGCTTGCGAAAGATTGCGTCGGACAGATCCCTGAAGTCTGATTTATGTACCCGGTCGTTAGCGATCTCTTCGCGTAAGTTAGACAAGTCTTTTTTAAGAGACCCAACCGCATCCCACAGTTGCCGCGCTAACCATCCAAATACAGAAGAAATGACGGCAAACCCCGTATTTATAAGCCATTGAAGGCTGCTATCGTCCATAATATTACGTCCAAGGTATGTCGCGGATAACTACTTTGGGTGCAGCACGGCGTTGAATTTCGTCCGCGATTGCATCTTCATAATCTTTTACAGCGGTTTGCCCAAGAGTATCTTTTACCCACTGCACCACCACATCTTTGGTAAGTGAAGCATAAGGAATAAAATTTTCTTCGGTGCTAGTCTGATTGAGGCCCGTAGCCCCCGCCAATTCGCAACGGACGTTACCATCAACGCCAGACAGTTTCCAATGGACCGTGCAAAGCGCGTCTACTTTACCACCTAATGACGGGTAGGTTTCCAATTGCACAATGTCCCAAGTGTATGTGGTAGCCATAAGTTTTTCCTTAGGCAGCGACAGCTTTGATGACCGCAAAATTAAACACGGGCTGTTCAGTAGTAGTGCCGCCAGTAGTGGCAAAGGTAATCTGAAAAGATCCGGCAGCGACGTTAGTCACCAGTATAATGTATTTATCTGTACCGCTTTTCTGGTTGACGATGACAACATCAGTAGCTGCAACAGCGGAGTTTGTGACGGTGAATGATTTATAAGTAGTAGATCCTGCGGCTGAAACAAGCGTGATAGCTCCAGTAGTTTTATTCAGCGTTACACCGTTAGTACGGGGGTCAGCGCCTCCCGTAGCCTGCGTAACTGCGCCGCCTGCGCCCGTGGTATAGCCGACACCTGAAGTCGCCCCGGAAGAAAGAATGCTGGTTGTTGCTGCAACACTGCCCGTGACATCTACCGTAGCAACAGGAGCAGTTAGACCACCAAATCGGGTATTCCCACGGAAAGCGTTATTTGCAGTGCCATCAGCATAAAAGTTCCAGTTGCCGGTACCGGAAGCTAGTTCAGAGAAAAAGCCATAGTTATTTGTGGCTACGCTACCTAAATTTAAGCTAGCCAGAAAACCATAGTGGTCTGTTACAGCACTGCCCGCGCCAATGTTCAGGTCGTTTGCTATAAAGTGACAAGCAGTAGATAGAGTAAATGAAGCAGCTTGAGTAGATATTACACTCTGAAACGATTTAGCTACTGAAGTAACATCTGATTGAACGGTATACGCCGCAGCTATTTCCGCACTTGAAACCGCGCCTGTAAGTGCTTTACTAACCCTAAGTCCATAACCTGTAAGAGTAGTGGTCCCTATTCCTAGCGAACCCGCCAAATAGTTATTAGCAGTTCCACTAGAATATAGGTTCCAGTTATTATTAGAACCAGTATTTATAGTAAAATTGGTAGCATAATTATTTGACGCTACATCAGATATTGCAGAACTTGCTACAAAAGCAGCCTGCGTTGTCACAGTACTACCTGCACCAAGCGCCATTAGTGCAGCATTAAAATGCGAAAGAAAAGCAAGAGTAAATGGGCTAGCAACAGTAGTAATATCAGACCTGTATGACGCGCCAGACCCAGTTACATCCGCTGCAACGGTCCAGTTATTGTAAACAGATACGCCCGTAGTATTCCCAGTTACAGTGCGACTAATGTAAAGATTATTAGCCCCCGTTATACTTGTTGCACCAATACCCACTTTTCCGGCTGCGTCTATTACAAACGGTGAGGTATCAGGGTTAGCCGAGTCCTCAACAAGCAAAGCATTGCCCGCTCCAATCTGTGTAATACGCAAAGCATCGGAAGCAGAATTTGCATTTATCGTGACCGGGGCGCTGAAATTGTCATGCGCCACAACGACATCCGTACCGTTGTTATAGACGAGCATGGTCTTGCCGTTGGGGATATCCACCCCCGTCATGCCAGTTACTTTAACAGTAACGGTGTACCCGCCAGTCGTGGCGTTCTTGATGATGTAGGCTTTCTGGATCGCAGGAACTTCAAGCGTCGCGGCACCGCCGGGGCTACCTGTCAGGTTAAGATAGAGTGCGCGAGCATCTTGTGCAGCGTTACTATTAGAAAGCGTTAGCGTATTGGTCGTGGTGGTGAAATTTACTGTTACGTAGCCGCCAATAGCTTGTTCAATCGCCGTTCCCAAATTAGTGTTGGTCGTCGTCCCCCACGTACCAGCTTGTTCGCCAGTACCAATAAGCTCAAATTTGTAGCTGGAGTATGTGCTGGACATAAGGCTGTACCTATATCAAAGTCCACGTTACCGCGGGGGGAGTTACTATCACGGTCCACCCGCTAGTCTGGCTGTTAGTTATGTTACCCCAACCAGCAGCCTGTGTGTCATCTATCATAGCCCACGAACTGTCGTAGGATATCTGAAACGCGTCAAACTGGAAGGCATCCGCCTGAAACGCTGTGGTGCCGCTGGTCGTACTGTTAGTAATAATACTCCAGTTAGGTGACTGTGCATCATTTATAACAGTCCAGACCACGCTACTTCTCCGGTTTAGTCAGCGTTGCATGAATATCTTGTATAGCTTCTTTAAACCACGACATAGCAAATTGCTGGAAATCAGTACTACGCTGAACAATAGCAGGGTGCATACCGTTGCCCCACACTGCGACAAAATTGCAGTCATATCCATGTGGGTTCACCTCTTTATCTGCGTGGGGGGCGTTGCCCATACGCCACTCTTTGGATAGATAATAGAAGCCCATCTCCGAAAACGGTTCTTTGTGCGTGGGGTCACCGTAGTACCGGGTAGATGCCCAGTGCGGGATAATAATAGTACACTTAGCCCCCGGCTTGAGGACGCGGTAAAGCTCGTTGAAGAAATGAGTACGTTGCCACTTACCCTCAAAATTGGTTAGGTGCTCCAGAAAGTGACTGGAGTGCGCCTCTTCAACAGAGTTATCCTCCCACGGCCATGGGTCAGTTCCGATATCCAAAACGACATCTACACCCTCCATCGGATACTGATCGACACCGATAAAGCCTTCTTTCTTGTTTTTGCCGCAACCCAGATCAATTTTCATAACTATCCTTTACCAAGTAAAATCCTCAATGCCCATAGCGCCGGTTAGATCGTAGTGGCCCACCTTCACTGAGCAATCAATCGCGCAACGATAGCCGTATTTCCGAGCATCGGACCAGAAGTACAGATCTTGTGTCCCAACACCTTCCGCGCCCGCAACCGTTTTGAACCACGGACGCCGCAAGCGCTCGTCTTTAAACATAGACAGCCGCCAGAGGTTAAAGCCCATCCCGGTCCCGCAGCACTCAACAAGCCCCCCGTCAGGATCAGGCGGTTGTGGACGGAAGTTAAGCACAGGATCTTTAGGATCACCCCAAATCTGCGGCTGACCCCCGGGCCCTTTTGTCCAGTAAAGCCCTCCGATACAAGATAACTCAGGGTGCTCTTCCATCCGCTTAATCAGTTTCACCAGCCCATCTGAAGGAGGAATATTGTCGTGCTCAATGGTCAGGAGATATTCCCACTGACCCAAATCGGGGTGCGCGATGATTTCCGCAATAGAATTAGAGAACGCCTCGCCTACCTCCATCCCGATAGCCGCCATGCGGTGAGCCGCTTGGTTAGGTGGGAAGATCAGCCCGCAATGAGATAGGTAGACTTTCGTGGGTATCTGCGCTCCGGCGGGAATCAGCATGATAACCCGCTGTTTCTTCCAACTGCCCCCTTGAACAACACGCTGGGTAGCAGCGGGGAGATCTTCGTTATGTGCGCCGGAACCGAGAGAAACTATCTGCGGCTTCAAGCAGGAGCCTCCATCAAGACTACAGGTACAAAGTCTCCTCCCCCCTCTATATCTGCGACTCGGCAACACAGAGCTTTTTGTACGGGGAGTTCGACAAGCACTATATACTCATCATTGTCCAACTCAAACTTAGTATACGAGGAAAAATCTGAAATTTGCATAGTTATACCGTATTGAACCCAAATTGTACGATGGGGAAACGCTGGGCAAGAGAGTTAGTCCCCTGTATCTCACTAAACGCTATTGCATTTGGCAGCGCTGTCGTAGACGCACTATAAAAGCCTTGCCCCAGCGTGAATTGCGCCGTTGCGTTTGAAGCTACACCAAAGCCCCCAGAGAAGTTGGTGTTGATCTGTGAGGCAAGATACTGCGAGAACGAACAGTTGGCACCGCCTGTCGTTGTCCTGACAACCTGTGCTATCCAGTACCGCCCGCCAGAAATCGACGTACTCCAGTTGTAGGTGAGGTTACGCCACCCGTGGTAAGACGCGCTGTTTGCCGTACCAGAGAAAGTTATACCTACACTGTTTGAAGTCGAATGTGCCAGAGATAGAGAACTTACGTTCCGTGAGTAAAGTCCTACCCAGTTAGATATGGTGAACGAGCCCGTCGAGTTAGCCGCGGCGGAGAAGTTGATCGGGACCGCGATGACGTTAACAGTCAGGTCCGGGAAGATATCCGGGTCCAGCGCTAGCGTGCCTTGACCAACCGCTCCCACCACAAGCGGGTAGTCCCCGTGCGGGGAATACCCTGAAGCTATATATGGCCCGGCAACACTCGCTGTGATCTGGTTACTACCTGACATTCCAAACGTAACGCCGTTTGAGTTAGCGAACGAAACGGTGCCAGATGTGGCCGTCTGAGTCCCGGCTATAAGCGCTACTGCTTGTGCAGACAGCCCAATCGTACTGCCGTTAGAACTTAGGCTGATGTTGTTGCCAGCAGACAGGCTGGATGTAGCCGGTGCCGAGATAGCAATCTGAGACCCGTTGGTCCCTGAGAGCGTGATGTTCACACCGGAGAAGTTAAGTGTGTTACCAGATGCAGTTGTGTTCCCCGATGTAGCACCAGACAAGTTGGCATACATCGCCCCGCCGACACCGCCGGCTGTCTGGTTGATGGAGATTGTCGCCCCGTTTGAATCGGTAGATTGGCTAAGTGAGATGTTGTTCGTCCCAACGAAGACAATCCGAGAACCGCTTACTCCTGTAGAACCCGCCGTGTTACCGAGGTTAGACACGCCAGCGGAGTAGTTTGCGCCTATGACAGAAATTGTGCTGCCTGTCGTAGAAATCGTGATGTTGCTGCCTGCCGCCAGACTGGATACAGGCGGGGCAGAGATAGCGATCTGAGACCCGTTGGTCCCCGAGAGGGTGACGTTGATACCCGAGAAGTTAAGGGTGCTGCCAGACGCCGTGGTATTACCCGACGTATTTCCTGACAGGTTGGCGTACATAACTCCACCGCCACCGGGAGCGGCGACAGAGATAGCGAGACCGGCGGAGTTAAGCGTGACAGAAGCGTTGGTAGCGGATGTACCTGTACCTGCATAGCCTGCAGCATTAAGGCTGAGACCTGAACTATTAACCGTCCACGTGACATTAGTTTGGGCCGTATTGAGCCCAACGGCATCATTAGACGCTCTGGCAGTGGTGAGATATGCCCCCGCCGACTGAAGCGCCGTGGTGATGTTCGACGCCAGACCAAACGTAATAGAAGAGCCGTTAGTGGAGGAGGACAGACTCGACCCCACGTTAAGACTGATAGCGCCGGAGCTACCGTTAACGGAAGAGACATACGCCGTCGGCACCGTAGGCACGGTGTAAGACGCAATGACAGAACCGCCCGAGTTAGAGAACGTAACGCCGTTAGAGTTGGCGAAGTTCAGCGTCTGGAACGTACTAGAACCACCAGACGCGGAGAACGCTTGGTTAGATTGAGATGTTAAATAGTTAGCGTTCGCGGACTGAAGCGCTGTAGTGATGTTCGACGCCAGACCAAACGTAATAGAAGAGCCGTTGGTAGAAGAAGACAGGCTTGATCCTACGTTTAGGCTGATCTGGCCCGAAGACCCGTTGACGTTGGAGACGTAAGAAGTTGGAACAGTCGGGACTGTGTAACTTGCTGTGATCTGGCTGCTACCCGACATCCCAAACGTAATACCGTTTGAGTTGGCAAAGTTAACCGTCCCGGAAGTCGCCGTCTGCGTACCCGCAGCGGCAGCGATACCCCCGCCACCAGCAGCGGCAGTCAGATAAGCAGGTACGCCAAGGCTAAGGCCCGCCGTATTCAAAGTTCCTACAACTGCCGTACCCGCAGTAGTCGTGCTGGTAAAGCCTGTACCCGCGATGTTTCCTGACGCTTGAGTCTGGACAGACTGAGAGAAGCTAGCTGTGATCTGGTTACTACCAGACATTCCGAACGTGACGTTATTGGAATTGGCAAAGTTAACCGTTCCGGAAGTGGCGGTCTGAGTCCCGCCTGCGAGGGCTACAGCTTGTGCAGATAACCCGATGGTGCTGCCGTTAGAACTAAGGCTAATATTGTTTCCAGCAGAAAGGCTAGATGTGGCTGGAGCAGAAATAGCAATCTGCGAGCCATTAGTACCCGACAACGTAATGTTTACGCCAGAGAAGTTGAGCGTGCTTCCCGAAGCGGTTGTATTGCCAGATGTAGCGCCGGACAAGTTAGCGTACATAGCAGCGGCTGCGGCCACCGACGCAGTAATCTGGTTACTACCAGACATTCCAAACGTAACACCGTTGGAATTGACAAAGTTTACCGTACCGCTAGTGGCTGTCTGCGTGCCTGCGCCAAGTGCAGCGGCTTGGGCCGAGATACCAATAGTTGAGCCGGTGCTGGAAATAGCGATGTTGTTGCCATTGGATAGGCCAGATTGCGGCGGAACAGAGATAGCAATCTGCGAGCCATTAGTACCCGAAAGAGTGACGTTAATACCCGACAGGTTAAGTGTGCTGCCTGACGCCGTGGTGTTCCCGGTCGTAGCGCCGGAGAGGTTTGCATAAACAGGAAGTGCCGTGGGAACAGTGTAGCTAGCCGTGATCTGGCTGCTATTAGACATCCCAAACGTGATGCCATTTGAATTAGCAAAGTTAATTGTTCCGCTGGTTCCTGTTTGCGTACCTGCGGCAGCGGCGATACCGCCGGCAGCGCCTCCAATAACAGAGATTGTGCTACCAGAAGTCGAAATCGTAATGTTCGCGCCAGCCGCAAGGCTCGATACAGGCGGCGCAGAGATCGCAATCTGAGATCCATTGGTTCCCGACAGGGTGACGTTGATACCCGACAGGTTGAGTGTACTTCCCGATGCTGTGGTATTGCCGGAGGTATTCCCCGACAAGTTAGCGTACATGGCAGCGGCGGCAGCGACAGATGCGGTGATCTGGTTGCTACCCGACATTCCGAACGTCACGCCGTTGGAATTGACGAAGTTTACAGTGCCGCTGGTCGCCGTCTGAGAACCCGCACCCAGTGCTACAGCCTGAGCAGAGATACCAATAGTCGAGCCGGTATTAGAGATGGCGATGTTGTTGCCGTTAGAGATTCCAGACGTAGCAGGGCCAGAAATCGCAATCTGAGACCCATTGGTCCCCGAAAGTGTGACGTTGATACCGGAAAAGTTAAGAGTACTACCTGACGCCGTAGTGTTACCTGACGTATTGCCCGACAGGTTAGCGTACATAACCCCGCCGCCACCGGTAGCAGCAGTCGTCAAGTAAGCAGGGATACCAAGACTCAAACCCGCTGTGTTCAGCGTCCCTACAACAGCGGTCCCCGCCGTGGTCGTACTGGTAAATCCCGTACCGGCTATGTTTCCCGAAGCCTGAGTCTGAACGGTTTGGGTTGTGAGATAGTTGCTGTTAGCTGACTGAAGCGCCGTGGTGATGTTCGACGCCAGACCAAACGTAATAGAAGAGCCGTTAGTGGAGGAGGACAGACTCGACCCCACGTTAAGACTGATCTGACCTGACGATCCGTTGACGTTGGATACGTATGAGGTCGGAACTACAGCGTTCGACCCGCTGATAACAATCGTCCCACCGGTTCCTGACAGGCTGACGTTGCCCGCCGCTTGAAGTATGACGTTGGTCCCGCTGACGGTGCTGGCACCGAGCGTGTTGCCTGACAGGGTGTAGTACTGATTATGGGCCGAGTTCCAGTCACTAGGACGAACAATATTGGTGTTCGTCCCGTCAGGGATTGGGTTGGTGAAAACGTGTGATATAGCCATAGGACATTATAACCTAAGCCATGAAAGAGTCACGGTGGAGGTGGAGGAAGCAGGTAGATACGCTAACGCACCAGCACCCCAAAATGCTGATGTTTGCGTCCATGTAAGTGATTCTGACGTACCTGTGGCGGTTTTATAGCCAATTTGCATATATTCACCGCCACCAAGTGAATCATCAATCAATGACGATTGCGCTCCGTCAGGTGTAGCGGTATTGACTGTACTTGCTGCGCCAAATACAAGATCCCCGGAGGTAGCCGTGATCGTTACTGATACTGTTCCTGAATTGCCTTGTGCGGTTGCCGGTGTTCCTCGCGGAGTTCCCCCCACATCGACACCAGATAAAGTAATGATACAGACGTTGTAGGTTCGGTTCCCTGACCGCTTTACTGTCAAACTGTAAGCACCAATCGCAGGGCTATCCAGATCGTAAATGTATACGCCTCCAAGGTTAGTATCACTACGAGATACACGCTGTGTTAAAAGAGTTCCATTCCAATCTACCGTGTCTGGGACATCTTGAGTTCCGGTAAGAACAGCAATGAGGACATTATCCCCGGTTGTGGTAGTTGCCGACCACGATGCCGCAAAAGTAGTTCCGTTAAACGTCATCGCTTGCGCGGAAGGCGTAGTGTTGCTGGTGATTGATACCGGCATTACACAAATCCTCCCATCGAAATCTTAAAGTCGTCGTACCAAATCTCAAAGTTACTAGGAGGGTTTCCCTGCGTATAATTCCAAAAACCAATACTAGCAATTGGTGGATTACTGTAATGTCGATTAAATAATCCACTCGCATTTAAATAAACATTACCGTCAATCTCGACGTAAAACGCGCCATCGGGAACTTCGTTTGCAGCGGTAGTTCCACTGTTGAATTTAACCCGCAATTTAAATGTGTGCCAGCTAGTTCCCCAATCCGTTGAAGCAAAATCCTTGTTCATCGGACGTATAATTGTTGGGGACGGTGCGCGACCCGGCGTTGAAGTACGAGCGCTATCAAAAAAAATCTCGCACGTATTATCGTTTGTTGTAGACGTGCCGTCACCATAACCAACACCGAGCATTCCGCCGTTGTCGATTCCAGTAAAATTTAAACCAAAAGTGCAGTTTGCATATCCGCTGGTTGTCTGCCCAAAAACTTTACAAAATTTAATACCATGTTTACTAGCGGGCATTTTGGCCTGAAACTGAATATAAATATCTGAAAGATTATATAAACTAATATTTTCAGTTGCATATACGGTTGTATCATTTACACCCGCTGCCATCACGCCTTTCCAAGCATTATCTACAACTGCTAAAGTTCCACCATTCTGAGCGCCGTAACTTGTCCATCCGGCGGAGGGAGATCCGCTTGCAAAATCATCACTGAAAATCAGTGTGCCACTCGCCACTGTACTCCACGGGAACGGTATGTACGTCATTTAGGCGCGTATCCAAGGGAAGGCGGTGAGGGTGGAAGACCCTGCGGCAGCGATTGATGTAACTAGAAGATTTTTATTCCCAGATACGACAGTGGCAGTGGCCGTAACGGTAGATGTCCCGGCGGAGACGCCCGTAGCGTCTGCACAGGCGCTGGTGTAGTTGATTTCATCGGACTCCGTTCGTTCAGTAACGGTAGCGTTCCACGTAAATGTTGGAGTAGCAGACCCACACCCTACAATCGCCAGTATTGCCGCCCCAGCAGATGAAGTGACTCCTGTATTTGAGATAGTCGTAACGGTGTTATCAGCAGTGGTCGTACCGCTATATTCGACTGCGCCTGTAGCGGCTCCAGATAGCTGCCATGCATACCATGTGACGTTTGCTATGCTATTGGGGGACGTTGACACATCTATAGTTTTTGAACCAGATGCAGCGCCGCCCGCTACATCGTAGTAATACGCATATGTTTTTTGTGCCGGGTCACTAGGGTTAGATACAGACGTAATCAGCGTCATGGCGTTACCGTCAAAAGTAACGCCTGTTACGCCGGGTGTCGATTCAATATGTGCTAATACTATTATTTTTCTGCTAGTTCCAGCGCTAAGGGTTACCGGACCAGAATGCGAAGTTCCAGATACTGTTTCGACAAACGTAGCGGTATTAACAATCGCAATAGCCATCAGATCCCCGCAGGACGCGTGTAGCCAATTTTGAAATTTCGGTAATCCTCAATCACACCTGCTGCATTAGCGTATTCAAAAAGCCCTACTTGTCCGCGATCTTGATACAAATATAAGTCCGCTGACGAAACCCCCGGGTTTGTACCGTCACTGTTTGTGGTAGCACAGTTCCAAACATTTATTGCGTGAAGTACAAGAACGTCGTCCTTCCAAACAGCAAACTCTCCATCTGCGGTGTTGTCGCTGTTGGGTTTCCACCATACTTTATATTTCTCCCAAACAGTTCCGCTAATGTTATTAGTCACTTGGCTAGCTTGATATACAAGAAATGTTGGGGCTGATCTATTTGGGACTGATCCGCCACTTAAAACTGCATTACAATAATATCCAACATCGTTATCGCCGCCATTACTGTCATCAGAATAAATAATTCCAACATTTATATTATTATATCCACCAATTGCCGTACCAAAAGTAAAATTTGAATATTTGGTATAAGGCGAAACAAAAACGCCTTGTGAAAGCGCTTTAAGCTGTTTAGAGCAGGCGCTCATTTGTCGCCGTATTTCATACTCAACCAGAATTGATGGGTTTCCCGCAGGGACCACGTATCGAAGTGCTGTAACCCCAGCGACGTTAGAGGTGACGCGGGCAAAGCCGCCCGCATCCCACACAATCGACCCTTTGTCGGTAATTGTATCGAATCCAGCCAACCCCGTACTTAATCCCTCAAACGCCCATGTATAACTAGGTGTTACGAGTCCCCATCCCGGCGTAGAGATAAATGTCATTATCTATCTCCTTTAACTAACCTCGTACTATACGAAGAATAGCTGTAGTGGAAGTAGCCGCAGGGAACTGCACCGTGAATGTGTTTGTCGCAGTTTTATCCGCGCCGAAGTCCAGCACGGCAACTGCTTGATTACTTTGCGCCGTGTTGTAGATCAGACCGCCGCGAGCGGTAAAAGACGCAGGGGACCATACAGCATTATCAAACGAAATATATGTAATGCCATCTGCCGTAGTGGGGCTTACTGATAGCGTAAGACTGACCCCGCCTGCCGTGTATCCCCCACCGGATACTTCATCAGAAGTAGTGTACGCAGTGGTGGAGCTATCCAGCGTTGCTGCGCTTGTATACAGAGCGAGTTTAAAAGTGCCTGTCAAAGCCTGTTCTTGAAACGCGTCCGTAGTGGTTTGAGTGATTGCCATATCAATTTACCGGCTGTCGGAATTGGCCCGACCGATAAGCGTCCTGACGCTCCATACCATCACCAAGACGCTTCGCCATAGCAAGAGCTTCTTTGTACTTCCCATCATAAAGCTGCAGGAGATCAGGCTCGCCTTTCAGATAGGTATACGCTTCAACAAGAGAGCCATACAGGAGAACAGGATCAAAGTTGTCACCCAGCCATGTCTGTCCAGACGCCGCTGTCGTAATCGACTCTGGATAAAAGAAATAATGAAGTTCTACCGTGTAGCCTGATCCCGGAGTCGGACCAAGAATAAATGACAGTTCTGTCGGCGCAGCCGACTGTGGTCCGAACAGTGCGTAATAGCGGGGAAGCCCCGTGGTCGCAGCGGATGTATAGGCTTCACGAATAAAGTTAACGTCCTTGTTCAGAAGATACGAATACACTCCGGTACCGTCGATCACCGCGAGGGAATACACCGCAAGGAAATCATCTGGGCAGCTAAGATATGCGTTGCCGGAAGTAACCGTGCCAGTCACGTTTTTCCGAAGCGACGGAAACTGCACCGAATTAAAGATGCGGGTTTCCGCCTGACGAATGAACGTCGGGATTTGCGCTGCAAACGTCGTATCAGGATTCTCGACGTACCCAGCAATCGCGGCTTGCAGTTGGGTGTAGTTCATATCGACTCACGCCATAGGTCCGCGAGCCGTAACCCCTTTAGTGGCTGCGCCATTACCGCGAGTCTTGACCCCGGTGGTCTTCACGCCTTTTTGAGGATACCCGTTTTGACCCAACGAATTCTTGTTAGGCTTAGGCTGGTTGTACTTGGTAGTAGCCATATCAGCCTCCCCGGCGACCAGTTTTCTTCTGGTTGGCTACTTTAGCAAGGCCACGGCCCAGCTTGAGCATTTGCATGTTGGTCTTGCCACCAGCAGCGTAACCTTTGCTCATTTTGCCGCCACACGCTTTACCTTTCATGGTTTTCTCCTATGTCACAGCTACAGTAACTGACCCTACATAAAGGGTCATACGAAGGCTATTGGGGGTAAGAAGCTGATCCGGGTTAGTACTACCACCCACAGGATTCCAGCCCCACTCAATGACCCTGCTGCCTTCTCCCAAGTTTCCGTTAGCAAGTGTACCAGAGACTCGGTAAGTTGTATCTCGACGTGGGTTACGTAGGGCTTGTGGATCATTGACCGGGTACATACCCAGTTGAAGTTGTGGGTGGTCGGGCTCCCAGCAGGATGGACAGACCAGAATGTTGACGTTCTTGGTCTTGATAGTCAGAGTTTTGAGTTGCTTCAGCTTGTAGCGAAACCCACAGCGGTCGCACTGCGCTATCGCTTTTTTGCCTATGGCAAATTGGTTTGCCACGGTTTATCTACCGAACATATAGCGCGGCACGAACCGCACAGGAGCCTTTTCACGATCCTCTTCGGCAGCGTTAGCCCACGCCTCGTCGTACTGGGCTTTCAAGACTTCCATCCGTACCATCGCGTCAGGTACTTTCATAGACAAATAGTAAGCCAGACCACAGACAAGCGCGGGAAGGAACCTAAACGGTACGTCCATCGTGTTAGTACCGGACCCGGCATCCTGAACCCGCCGCAGCCGCCAGTACACAAATGTATATGTCTGAGAAGAGTCCGGCGTGGGCCACACCGTAATCTCAGGAGATTCAAGCCGTTTAACCCAGACTTGGATGGGCCGCCCTGTAGCAGTTTTCGTTGGAATACTGGCGTAGGTAGAAGAACTGATACGCGAGATTGTTATATCAGACTGCGTCGTGCCGCTGCCTGTGCGGATAACATGATCCAGAAGATCGACCGTATCTACTGGGAGGGGGTAGGTGGCCGTGCCCGGTGTAAGAGCTACCGTGCCCTGCTCCAGCGTCCACAGGTTTACACCCCGGTTAGCCCAGTCTTGGAACAATAAGTTCAAAGACCGTCGTGCAGTGCGAAAATCGTAACCAGACCGCAACTCGGCACCGCAGCGCTCAAACGCCTCTTCGATTATCTCGGAGAGATCAAGATTAAACGATGTAGTGCCAGAAGTGGTCATGGTTTAGGCCATATAGCGCCGAAAATCAGCAAACCTGCTCCCAAGATCTCCAAGCCCACCGAACCCACCAAAATAATTAGGTGCTTGGCTTTGCATATTTTGACGCCCGAAACCGTACCCGGGCACGCCGTATTGGCCGAAGTCGCGGTACCGAGCCGCGGATTGCATAGCTTGTTGAGCCATTTGCTGACTAGGAAAAGTGGCCGGTTGAGTTTGTGCGACCTGACTCCCAAGTCTATTTGGAGCAAGGCTCCGATTTTGCTGTTGAGATCCCGGAGGCGTACTAAAACCTCGCAGTTGCTGTACGTCTGGAGCATTTTGCGGGGCTTGTTGGGCTCTCTGCTGAAGCCCAGTAGAAACCGTGGGCGGCTGAGTTTGTGTGGTCTGACTTCCAAGTCTATTTGGAGCAAGGCTACGATTTTGCTGTTGGAGTCCCGGGGGCGTACTAAAACCCCGCATACTTTCGTAGCCACTCATTACACTTGGACTAAGAGTCCGCGGATACTGGGGCGGGTAAGGAGTTTGTTGGTAACCCCGCATCTGCTGCTGATAACCCAACATCCCACCATAATCACCTACGCCGCCGCCGTAGCCGCCGTAACCATCTGTGTAATACGGGGTGCGGGGCTGCATCATGCCCATATACCCACCCATTTGACGGGGCTGCATCATGGCAGCGTACCCGCCCATACCACCATAGCCACCGCCGTAGTTTTGCGGCACGCCATAACCGCCAAAGTCACCATCGTAATATGGGACCATATCACTCACCTCTTTTTACGGGGGCGGCAAACTCCGCCCTTAGAATAAATATCTATTATCTGAGGAGAATCTTTCCGACCCAAACGGGTCTTACGCGGTTTTTTCTCGGGGGCTATGGTTCCCATACCACGTGATGGACGCATCAACAGATCCTGCCCTTCGTTTTGCCTTTGCGAGCAACGCCATCGGCTTTAACTGCACCGCCTTTAGCATAGCCCATTTCTTTGTGCTCTTTCGCTTCGTACTTACGAAGGCTCTTGGGGGCACCTTTTAGTGCACGCTCTTCCTGCTTCGCAATCTTGCGAGTATCTTTTTCCTTACCAGCAGCCTCACGCTTCTCGTGAGTGGCAAGTTTGGCCTTGCCTTTCTTGGCAAAGAACGCAGCCATTTTGCTAGACATTTTGTCCATTAGATAAGTCTCCCACGAGTTTTGCCTTTACGAGCAACGCCATTGGCTTTTACGTGACCGCCTTTAGCATAACCTTTTTCTTTCAGCCGCTTAAACACAGCGTTGTCTTCGCCAATATCCGCCATGAATTCTTTCATGCGGTCTACTTTAGGCGCAGCAGGCTTAGATTTAACAGTAGGAATATCAGCTACCGGCATAGCGCGTTTTCTAGCCGCTACAGCTACACCCGGAAGTTCTTTGTCCTGAAACTTTTTAAGTGCTGAAGCAGATACTTGCTTCATGTAATCAGATTGGCCCGCGTTTCGCTTGGCTCCCCCGCGCTTACGCGCGGCTTCAAGAGCGGCTTTTTCTGCCTGTTCTTGCTTGTATTCAGTCCTGCGATTTAGAAAGCCAGCCACTTTATCCCGCGCCCACAGCGCAGGTTTGGTGTCTTTGAGTGCGTCGCCTACTTGGTACGCGGTAATCGCTGCACCGACAGGCCCTGCAAAACGTGCAGCGCCACGAAGAAATCCCTTACCAAGTGCAGATGTAGCGGAACGTGCAGCTTGCCGTTTTGCAGCTTCACGTGAAGCAGCTTGTGCTTCGCCTTCTACTGCGGAACTGAATGGTGCGGAAGATTTCGGAGTAGGTTTTGGTTTTGGAGGAGATTTAGGCTTAGGCTTTTTCTCTTCCAACCCAGTAGCATAATCTCCACCTCTAGGAGTGCCAGCCCGCATTTTTTCACGCGGCTTCCCCGGCTTTACCTCTTCCATCCCACTAAAATAGTCCCCCATTACACAAATCTCCCTTTTGTTTTGCCCTTGGTGCAGCAGCCGTCACCACGGGTGACCATGCCACCCTTAGCCATCTTTTTGTACGGCCTATCAGGGGACATTTTCTTGTACGGCCTGTCAGGGGGGGCTTTTGCTTTAGGCTTGGGCGGAGGCATATCAGCGAGCCCGAGATTGTATGCTTCAGAGGCTTCGTTATAGCCGCCCTCTTCAGCCTCTCTGTCGGCTGCGTCTTTTTCTTCCGGGGTCATTTCGCTGTAGCTCTTAGGCATTAGCCTTTCCTCATTTTTCCAAGAGTTTGCGCCAGACGCGCACGCTGGCCCAGTTTGCCGGGAGCTTTAGCTGCGGCGGCGAGTTTCTTGGGCGGAATGGTTTTGCCTTCTTTCACGCCCAAAGACGTACGAAGAGCCCCGGGCTTCTTAATAGCTTTCTGAATCCATTTCTCAGCCATGTTTACCTCTTGGGTTTCCCACTCGGCGTCACCGGCCAACTCTGTCTAGCTGGCCCCGTTTTCTTCGCCGCCATTACAGCTTTCTGCTTAGGCGACATTTTCGCTGCGGTGGCTTTAGGTCTGCAAGCGGGATACCCGCGTTTATCGCTAGCCCCTGATCTACCGCACTCTTTACCGGTCTTTACATCGACCCACTTCTCACCAAACCACTTACCAAGCCCAGCCTTAGCCACGCTTCTTCACCCGGTTGTCAGGGCCAGACCAATCTCCCCCGCGCTTCTTGTACTCCTTGGATGCCCAAGCATTGGAGTACGCGCTAGGATGAACGTCAAACTTTGACTTGGCTTGCGCCTGAACCTTTGACCAAAGCGAAGGATTCTTGGGTTTAGGCGAAGCCATGTCAGCAATTCCAAGCCCGCAGGCTTTTGTTGATCCGGGAATTCGGATCATTTGCCGTCTTCTTGCTGGTGAGCTTCTTTTTCATGCCGCTCATCCGGGCACAAAAGGAATCGCGCCGGGGGCCACCTTCAGGCTGTGGGGCTTTCAGTCCCGGCTTACCGGGGTTAGCCTTGTTGTAGGAAGCCCTGCCTTTGGCGTTCAAGCCTCCAGCAGGGTTTTTCCCTTCCTTACGTGTCCACGCAGGGGTCTTAGGCATAGAATGCAGTCACCGTGCAGCCAGACAAGGTAGCGTGTACGTCTGTCTCAAACAGAATCCCGTTGTCGGGGATGTACACAGTGTTAGTAGCACCCGTACCAGCAGCCGAAGCTGCTACGTCCATTTGAAACTCTACCGTCCCAGATGCCCCGCCATCTCGTAAAATGACGCTGCCAGCGGCAGCGCCAGACACTACAACGAGGCTTCTAATACGCGTCCGATAGCTAACAAGTGTTCCAGTAGACCCTAGATAGACACTTTTAATATCAGTTTGCATACTCATGGTTCTGCTCCCTGATTAACTATCAGGCGCTAACGGGGTTCTGACCACCGTTATCTGCACGCTGAACATACTGGACGGTCAGGATATAGCGGCCCGCCGTCAGAGTGGCCGTACCTACGGCCAGACGTACATATACTGTCGTGTCTGCCGAAGTCGAAGTCTGCCACGCAAGCTGAGTAGCTGCCGTTGCCGTACCACGGAAACGCCCACCAGCGGTGGTAGCAACCGCCGCCATAAGCTGGGCACCGCCACTAGCATTACCTACCGAAATGGTAGTGGTGCCTGCCGTGGCTGCAACAACTTGGTCAACGACGATATCGGTGATCTGCGAACCTTTGGGGAGGTTAAAGATCAGCGTATCGACGTTTCCCGTGACCGTGCCGGTAAGGTCACCGGAGTCGTAAGATTGAGCAAGAACCGCCAGACCGCAGTTGCGACCTTGAGCAACAGTACCTTCACGTACCGTGCCGGAGCGGATAGGACCAGAAAATGTCGAAAAAGACATGATAATTCCTCATATGCGAGTTCCCCATCCATCTGCATACAGTCTGCCGGGACAGTGCGGATGGGGCTATTTCCCCGGAGTTTTATTTTTATAGCACGAAGAACTAGATGACGCAACAACTGTAGATAAAAAAACGCCCCCACGAGGGGGGCGTGAAAGCCGGGAAGGGGAGGAGGACTACGCCCTCCCCGGAGGTTGACCTATCAGGTCGAACCGGGCGAGCCCCAGATACCCAGCGGATCGCTCCAGCCGAAGCTGTAACGCTCACGGGCCTTATACCGGACGTTGCCGGTGTCGAAGTCACCGTCCATCGAGGTGCTCATGGGAGCACGGACGAAGTGCTTCAGGCCGTTGGGTACGTCAGTGGTGAGGAACCACGCGTTGGTGTCGGTCAGGAAGTGGTTGACCGTGTAGCCTTCCGGGATCGCTCCCATCTGCTTCAGCGCATTGATGTCGTTGTCAGTGGTGCTGACACGAAGCTCCGTATCAAGCAGACGCTTGGCTACGAACATCAGGGCCGGAGGGATGATGAGTTTACGCGGCTTGGCTGCGATCAGCAGACCACGCTCATCGGTCCACGCTGCGATCTGGATAACCGCTGCTTCCAGAGCCGTCTCGTTCAGGTCTACACCGGTCGAGGGGCTGTTGTAGTTAACAGCGCCGCTAACCAGCGGGTGACCAACACGGGTGCTGGAGGAGTTGTTACCGAACAGGGTGGTGCCGTCACCGCCAAGGTAGCTGCCGTTAAATCCATTGTTCAGGATCGAAGCGGCTTTTACCTGCTTGGTGTAGGCCATAGCGCGAGCCAGAGCCTTGGTGTAGCGAGCCGACAGACTGTCGTAGAGGTTATCCTCAACAGCCTCTTCGGTGATCGCAAAGCCAAGAGCAATCGTCTCGTGCGTATAGCGAGCGGTCCATGCTTCTTGCGCGTTGTCATACGCAATTGCGGAACCTTCCGTTTTCACCGGAGCAGCCGCGAAGCCGGAGAGTTTCGTCTCCTCTTCAAAGCTACGCTCAGAGGTCTCGGTGTCGTAAATTTCCTTGTGCTCCTCGCCGTAGCGGGAGTACTCCATGCCGAACAGTGCGTTCAGACCGGGCAGGAGTTCCTTGAGAAGCTGGGAACGTGAAATAGCCATGTCAAGTTACTCCTTATACGCCAAGCGGGTTGAGGTAGGAATGGACCCCGTGGTTGAACTTAACCAGAACTTCCGGGTAAGAATCATCCGGGGTGATGATATCCACAATCCGCATAGCCAGCGTAGTGGTCGAAGCACAGGAGCCCCAGTTGGAGCCGGTATCCAGTGCCGTATTCGCCAGACCAGTCGTCGCGCTGCCGGAGAAGCCGGTCAGTGCAGCGTTCTGCCCAATCGCACCGCGAGCGCCGTTGGTCTTGGAACCAACAATCGTTGCAGCTTGAATCGAGTAGAGTTGGTCCGGGTCATCGCAGACACGAATCCATACATCGGAATAGCCGCCAGTGATCGCGCCCGAGGGCAGATACTGAGCAAAAACCGTGTACTTCAGGTTCGGGTCTACATAACGGACACCAACCATAACGCCGAGAATACCTGCCGTACCATCAGCAGAGGTAGCGGTGTATTTCGGAGCTACAGGGGTAGCCGTAATTGCAGTAGGAACACCGTTGGTGTTCATATAGATGACAGAACCCGTGTAGTACGCCGCAGCTACGTTGCTGGGGAGTTTGTACTCACGGATCGCGCCACCATTAAAAGCCTGTCCACCGATCAAATTAACCGGCTTGAGGCCAAAAGGCGTGGCAGAAGCAGCCATTTTAAAGTCTCCAGTTAGGTTCCGTTACCAAACCCGCTACCGCGGCTCGTAGACGTTTTACGGTCTGCAAACAACGGCATACGCGGATCGTTGTTCCGCATGAAGTGGTTATCCACCGACTCCATTTGCCCGACAGCCTGAGCAGCATAATACTCATCGCGGGACTTTATCAGTTCAATCGGAGCCTTGCAGAGCATGAGGCCGCCGATCTCTACGTTGCCGGTGGTAGCGTTACCAAAGAGCATAAGCTCTGGGTGATCCACTGCCTTGACCGGTTCCCAGCCCTCTCGCAGTTTGCGAGAAACATTCGACGGATCAGCCTGCCCAAGTACATGGGTGGCTATCCACCGATACCCGTACCCCGGTTGCGGAGTAGGGTCGGGAAGTGTGCTAGGTGGGGTGTACACCGCTCGCACGGGCCTTTTCTCGCGTGATTCTAGTTCACGTGCCATCCGGGATTGTTCAGCCATTGCTTCTCTCCATTTTTGCCACTGCTTCAGCATATTGCTGCGGAGTCAAACCTAGACGTTTTGCCAGCGTTAACTGGGACGTATTTAGTCTGATCTTTTTAGCTCCCGTGGAACGCGTCCCCGGTGCCACTACCGTCGCGGGCTTTCTGGAGCCATCACCAGACGGTGACCTATTTCCAGACTCGCCAAAGAAGTCTCGGAAAGTCGATCTCAAGCGGGCGTTTATTTGCCCGAAATATTCATCAGAGCGAGGGTCTACCCCCGAATTCACTAGCTTTTGGTGCAGCCCTAGTGCGTAGCTGGTCATTTCCTCGTAGCCCGGTGTACCGAACCACTGATTTTGAGCCTGCCACCTCAAAGTCTTTTCATCGACTTCAGGAGTTTTAGGCTCCTCATAATTCATATTTACAGGATAGTCATCCACCTGTAAAGAGATTGGATTGAAATTTTTTGTAGTCTTCGCCAAAAGTTGCGCGTCGGTAAGCATCTGTTGGGCTTCAAGAATCGCATCAGTATCCCCAAGCTCATATGCTTCCTTATACCTTTTCTTCGCCATTTCAAGCGAAGTTTGAGCCGCGGTACGTGCAGTCTCAGCAAACTGTTGGCTACCCGTATTAACAACTTCTTTAAGCTGTCGATTCTCCTGAATAAGCTGTTGAGCAAGTCGCTCAAGCTCCATTTTCTCTCGTAGCGTAGCTTCTTTAGCCCTGCGCTCATCATGTCGCGCATGGGTAAGCTCTTTAATACGCTTTTTTACCCCGTCGGAGTAATTATCAAGCTCATCATCCGTCGGCTCTTCCACAGGACGAGCAAGGGGTTTTCTCCCTCTGTCCGCTTCCGGCGTGTCGTCGACAATTTCCAATTCGACATCTTCACTTGTAGCTTCAGGTGAAGCTACCAAGTCTTCGTCAGGGAACTTGTAATCATCAGCCATACATTACTCCATGCGCCATCAGGCGAGTTGTTAATCAGACAGCAACGCGGGTAATACCGCGAGGATCAAGCACTACAGCTTCAACCTGATCATCATTGATGACCCGGAATTCTTTGCCATAGATTTTGAACCGCGTACCGGTGTAGTTACGCACCAACACGAAATCTCCTACTTTGCACCACGGTCCCGTGGGAAACTTGGTAGTATCTTTGTAAGCGTCAGCACCCATTTTGAGGACAAACAGTACCGACGTAGCATGTTCCTCTGCTTTCATCGCGGAGGTCGCTTTCAGCAGAGATGTACCGTCAAATTTCTCAGAAACGTCGGGAATGACGCAAAGAAGTTTCCATCCAGTGGGATCAGGCAACATTGTCGCCCGTTGCTCGTCTGTCTCCGTTTCTTCAGGCTCGTCTCGCTGAATAATCGGTTTTGGCATGGTCACGCCATGAGGCAGAATAAAGTCAGTCATCATCGCTCTCCACTTTTTCTAGCAGGTCCATCAAGTGTCGCTCTGCAAGTGCTAGGCCCTGAATCACACCGCAGAGTTGTTTATACGCTTCAAAGGACTGACATTGGCCGGTAGCCGCGTCGTCCGCAAAGTTGTTCATGTCAGTGCGTATTTTGTCGCGCAATACGCGTGCGAAATCTTTTACCACACATTACTCCTTTTTGTCAGAAGATTGTTTACTTTTTTGAGGTTTAACTTCTTCCTCTTCCTCTTCTTCCTCGTCCTCCTCTTCCTTCGGAGCTGACATCCCCAGCTTGATACCCTCGCGCATCTGGTTAGCTTCTTCCCGATCTTTCTCAAGCCCGAGACGCATCCCCTCACGCATCTGGGTAGCATCATCACGATCTTTGGCAAGCCCCAGTTTTAGTCCATCGCGCAGCGAATTAGCCTCAATCTGCTCACGCTTGATCTCATAGTCGCGCTCCATCTGCTCCTGCTTCAACTGAAGCTCCCGGTCCATCTGCTCACGTTTGAACTCGTAGTCGCGCTCCATCTGCTCCTGCTTCAACTGAAGCTCCCGGTCCATCTGCTCGCGCCGGAACTCAAGCTCCTGCGTCACTCGCTGCATGTCAGACTGGGCTTTCTGCTGCTCGATCTGCACTTGCTGCTGCTTGATCTGAAGCTCTTGCTGCTGCATCTGAATGACAGGATCTTGTGCCTGTTGTTGCGCCTGCATCTGCTGTACTTGCTGCTGTGACTGCTGCAACTGTTGTTGACCAGCCTGCGCCATCATCGCAGAAAGCGTGCTCTCTACCTCAGCAGGCAGTTCCTCATCTGACGGAGGCAGCGTGAGACCAAGCTGAGACTCGATCTGCTGACGGTATTCAAACGCCACATGCTCCGTGATGTGGTCCTGTAGCGCCGCCATGATCTGCTGCGCCCGGGGGTTTTGCCCGATTTTCTGCTGGATCATGGGGTCTTGCATCATGGCGTTGTGTACCGCGATATGCGCGGTATGGTCTTGGTGCAGGAACGCTTTCACAGGCTCGCCCGTCAGGGCGCGTGCGTTTTCTGTCACGGGGTCCATCGGCTTGATATCGTCCTTCATCGGGACAAGTTTTGCCGCATTCTTGATACCCAACACATTCAACATGCCGCGATGAAGCTCGGGCAAGTCGTAAATATCGGGGGCCATCTGTGCCATCTGGATGACGGCTTGATACTGCACGATCCGCTGCGCCATTGTGGCCGCGTTGGGGTCGGACACCGGCAAAATGTCGATGTGCTCGTAGTCCGTCTTCTTCGCTTTCGGTGTCGCCGTCTCCGGCTCGTACCCGTAGGAGTCCTCCGAGTAGTCCCGGATAATCTCCGCAAGGAGCCTAAGCTCCTGCTTCATCGTGTAGTGGATCCGCGCCTGAACCGCAGAGAGTGGTTTTAGCTGCCGCTCCAATATCGCCAGTGTCGTGCCGACAGGCGCTTGGGAACTCATGTCACTGATCTTGACATCTGCCGTCGCGGCAAATCGGCGACCGTCCTCAATGATGCTGCCCAGCAACTGGAGCAGAGTCTGGCTAGGCTCCTTATAGGGAAGGGGCAGGATGCTATCCCGAATGGTCCCCGAGCCTACGTCTACGTCCCGGAATTCACCGGGGGAGATCGGTGTGTCATCCCCTTTGATCCTGAGACTCCGCGACTTGAGCCCTCCCGGCAGGTTAGACAGCGTACCGGCGTCTACAAGTTGACGGGTCAACGACGTAGCGGACTTAGCGAAATTCCCGATCAGGTGGAACAGACCGAAGCCATATGAGCCAAAGCCGGGAATGTACTGATAGTGCACGAAGTGCTGACGCTTCAGTCGGAGATCATCATCCTCCCGCCAGTTGCGCCGTATCGCCAGCACATCATTAGACCCTTTTATCAAGGTCACGACATACGGCAGGGCGATGCCCTCTTCATCTTCTGGGTCAAGGCTAAGATCCGCGTGCGCCTCGTACAGGGTGTAGCGCTCATCATGGATGTCGCTGAACCCCGTCTCGCTATCTTTTGCCTTCTTTATATCACTGCGAGTCTTGTCGGGGTCAGGCAGGTCGATGTCCCGATAGAACCCTGCCTGCTGCAACTTCTTGATTTCATTCTTGGTTTTACGCATCACGTGGGTGACGCGGTGGCACATATAGATATCAGACACGCCGTAGGGCAGCACGACGTCTTCGGCGGGAATAAACACCGCGATCTGTCGCCCAAGGCTTGGGTCATAATAGACTTTCTTGAACGCAGAGCCTGTCGCGGGCAGGTTCCACAGCATCTTCTCATGCTCCGGGCGGTACTCAATCATCCGCTCCGTAAGCTGATAGTTCATATCCTCCTTGACTCGCTCCGCCGCCTCCAGCTTCTCCGGCGTCTCCTTGCCAATAATCTTTGTCGCTACAGGCCCCCCAGACGGGAATGTCTCCATCACCGTCTCGGCTTGGAACCGGACCACTGCCTCGGTAATCATGGGATGGACCACGCCACACGCCCCACTCCACGGCTCCATCCGCTCCTCATACTTGAGGCCCATCAACTTCAGGCCCTCGACGTATGTCTCCTCCCAGTCTTTGCGACTGGCAAGGTCATTCTCAATATCTCCAGCCAACTCCTCGGCCATCGACATGAGTGCCGACTCATCCATCGTCTCGGCCAAGTTGTCGCTGAAATCCCCTATCTCTTTTCCGGGCGCTATCTCAATCTCCATACCTCCGGCTTTTATACTCACCGCCTCCGGGTCTTCAATCTCAATCTCCAGCGCGGGAGCCTCATCCGCCAGCAGATCAGCCAGTCCAGACGGGGCACGGTTTAACGCTTTGTCGATGCTCATTGTCTTTTCCTCTAGTAATACGCCGCCTTTCTAGGCGCGTACTGGTAAGGCAAGTCTACCTCATCGGACGGAAGAGTAATAAACCCTCCCTGACGGAATCTCATTAATGCAAGTGTGGTGGCATCCACCAAGTCGTCATTTCTCCCGGCCGGAAAGTCGTTGCACTCCTCTATGACCTCCCGCGCCCAGCGCCTGTCGGGCGCCCACACGATCCCGGCAGAGAAGAGATCAGACACAGCGTTCACCCGGCTTATCTTGTCCTGCCCCCTGCCCGGGGTGAACTCCCCGAGCGGTATGCCCATCCGCCTCATCTCTTGATACAGCGCCGCACCGTTGGACTTCTTCTCTACGATGAATGCGTCTGGTTGCCACTCCTTATACTGCTCCAGCACCATCTGCTTCAACTCCGGGAACTCCAGACGTTTCTTGATGGCGTTCAGCAGGATGATGTTGTGGTTGTTTGTCTCTTCATTAAAGAAGATCCCCCACGTCAGGAGCGCATTGTAGTCTGCCCGGTTAGACGTTTCTTGGGCAGCGTCTAGGGCCATAATAATGAAGTCACACTTGGGTGGGTCGTCTTTGTCCCATATCTGCCACCATTCCCTCTTTATTAGCGCCCCTTCCTCTGCCGTGGGCTGCTGCATGTACTGCGCCTGCCAGTACCGGGGGTCCATTCCGGCCTTCTTCGCCATCAACTCCTCCATCGGCCAGAAGTCAGGCCACAGAGGCTTTTCATTTAATATGGCAGGGAACTCGACGACCTCCCACTCGTCAGCGTCATCATTTCTCGTCATGTGGTCGATAATCTGCCCGGTCAGGTCCAGCTTGGACCACCGCGTATTGTGGGATACCACACCGTTAGCAATAAAGTTTTCCGTGCGCTCTACTTGAAGATCAAAAACTTCTGCTTCGCCGTCAGGAAGGATCGTCGTTATCTCGTCTAACGTGACGCTGTAAGTATTCAGCAGCGAGTCGCAAGACCTCGGGGGTTTTGCCATATCCGACTGCAAGGTTACAGTCGTTGCAAAGCAGCCCTCGGACCTGTCCGGTATCGTGGCAGTGGTCGATACAGAGTTTTCCCCCCCAATGAGTACGGGTGTTGATTTTAGAAGGTACTTGACCACAGACATCGCAACGGTTGCCTCTCTCTGCAACCATACTGTTGTACTGCTCAAGCGTGATGCCATACCGGCTTTTGACTCTAGCCGCACGCCGGTTCTCCGGACTGTAGCTTCTTCCTCTATACCCTTCTGCCCAACGCTGTTTGTTGTAATGCGTGCGACAAAGCCCTTTACTTTTAGCAGGCTCTGTACAACCTTCTTGAATGCAGATCTTACCTTTCCATTTACCGTGGTGTCCGACCGGATGTTTGACAGCATCGGGATTTTTTTGCCGGTACCACTCCCTTGCTCTGCACGCTCCACACAATTGCTGTTTTTTTCTTGCTTGTACGCGGTTGTTGCATCCTTCAATGCTACAAGCGACATACCCGGTTTCAGGTCTTTCAGTCTGATCCATTGCTGTTCTCCGTCAGTGTCTACAAGAAACGGATGTCTCTCGTTTGCCCGGAGAATTCTACCAGATCGTGTTTGTACTTGGTAGATCGTATCAATACCATTTGACTTGTGGTTAAGTACCCGTGATGTGGTTATGCGTCCATCTTCGTATGTCGCTATTTCATCACCGGGGCGCAGGTCTTTAAGCGGAGTCTCGCTTCCATCAGGGCGTAACACCCCTGTATCCCCCGTCATGCACATCACCACGATGATCGCGCCTCCCGGCATCAGTCGCTGGATGGGGCCTGACTGGAACCACTCCCATGCGGGGGCGAAGACATCGGGCCTTCCTTGCTTGGCCTCCTGCTCTGAGTGAGGATCATCAATAATAAATAGATCAGCACCGCGCCCAGCGAGAGCACCGCCCACACCAATAGCAAAATACTCTCCGTTAAAATTAGTGCCCCACCGAGAAGCGGACTTACTGTCTGCTTGAAGCTCCACTTGCGGGAAAATATCATTGTACAGATCGCTCCCGACAAGGTTCCGCACCCGTCTACCGAAGTTCACTGCCAGATCGGCAGTGTGCGAGGCCATGATGATCTTCTTCTGGGGGAACTTCCCCAGAAACCACGCTGGAGCAAGGTAGGAAATCATCTCTGACTTGCCGTGACGGGGGGCAATGTTGACGATCACCCGCTTTTTCCTGCCCGCCGCAATTTCTTCAAAGATTTTGGCAAGTTTTCGGTGATGGGGCCCCACGATATAGCCGGGGTACACGTGGTTAATGAAGTCTAAAAAGGACTCACGTCCCTTTACTTGCGTGATTTGCGACTGATACTGCTTTAAAAGCTCCGCTACGCGACGTTTTTCCTTGTCCGGGAGGTTGGGCAGGGCGTTTTTTAGCCTTTGTATGTCAGCAAGTGACAGTTTTGGGCCAGCCGGGGGGTTTTGCGGCGTCATTTGGGGTCAGTTTCAGGCTCTACGGCGTATTCGATGTTCTCAAGCACGGATAAAAGCTCCTTTTCGACCTCTTCGATGGGCTTTATCTGTATGGTCATCTCACTTCGCCGCTTGAATGCGTCTACACCATCAATTTCCCCGAGCTTCGTCAGGGCTGCGATGCGGTCTTTGGGCATCTGGGCATGTTCGATTTCATACACCAGCTTATTAATGACGTACATCTTCAACTCAGATAGCTCATCGACCAACATACATTTGGTCTGAGCCACCATGCCTGCCAAGTACGCCATCGTTTCGTTGGGGTAGCGGTTGTACTCGGGGCGCAACTTGGGGTTCTGCATCATCTGCTGCGCCAAATCATGCGCTTCTATCTTATGTTGTGCCGTTGGCACGACCGGTTCGCCCGTCAGATCAGATAACAGCTTGATTGTGCGTACCCGCATTTCCAATTCTTCATTGGGTAGCAAGTCTGGAAATGCTTCTGAAGCCCTGCTGGGGAGCGGAATGTCATCTTCGATGTCGGGAATTAACATATCCATAGCCGAAGTATACAGAAATTTTTGTAGTAGTAAAAATAAATCAGGGACTCCAAAACAGTAAAGGGGGGGATGTTCCAAAAATACGGAGTTGTTTGTGTGGATTAAAGCGTAGCGGTGCGAGCGGGACTCCGATTTCCACAATGTGGGGTGGGGGGTGGGTGGGGTTAGCTAAGGAAAGGTTGACGGATGCGGCGAGTCCGCCCATACTGTGCTCATCGGCTAGCACATCGCTAGCCGACAACCCGCATCCTATCGCGGCGATAGGACACTTAGTGGAGCATAGTTAAATGAAAGCAATACAGTCCGTACGTGAAGCAGTAACCGTAGCCTTAAACGTCGAAGCAAAGTATGCCGAAGTGGTGCGATACTTTGGCGATCCCGGATGCTTCGATGCCGAACCGAACGAGGCCGCGAAGAAGCTCAAGGCGGAAGCGAAAGAGGAGCTGTACCAGCAACTCAGTAAGCGAGAAGGTGGCGACGCAGCGAAAGCCGCCAAGCTAACAAAGGACGCGTGGAAGGATCTGACGGGCACCGAGAAGAAGCGGCTACAGGCCGCGCGCAACCGCGTCAAGATGCTGGTCGATAACCGATGGGCTCGCATGAAGCTCACGTGGAAGCAGGCGGGCGAGGAGATGGCCACCGCTGAGGCCGCAGAGTCTGGCGAGCCTATGCCAGCGAAGGCTAAGAAAACCGTATTGGATCGGTGGGCTGCCTTCGAGGTTGAATCGACCAAGGCTGTTAAGAAGAGCCTAGAGCTAGATCCGCAACGGTATGCGGAATGGGTCGCACATTGCCGGGCAGAGTTACAGAAGATGCTCGACGCGCGGAAACTCTGATCTACCTCGCCACACAGGGAGGAGCCTTTCGGCTCCTCCCTTTTTTTGTGCCCAGCACTGGCATCGGCACTGGTCTCGTGCGCGTGCGCGTGTCTGGCGAGCGCGTGCGTGCGTGTTTGTAAAGTAAAACTACTTATCATTTTGCTAAGTTTGTAAAGTAATCCTATATAGCAAATTGCTAAGTAGGCGCGTGCGTGAGTATTTTTTTTATTTTCTGATCCTATCACGACGATAGGATGGTTCAGTTACACCATCATTTACTGAGTGAGTAAATGATAAACGCGAATTAGTAAAGGGCCGTTCCATTAGTAAAGCGTTGTTCCAGCGTTGTTCCAATTTGTAACTTAGCTAATGGAACGGGATTTCGCTCTAACTTTATGTATCGACTTTTTGGGGGTCTCGTAAGCCATTGAAAAGTTATTTCCGTGGGCTTGTTCCTTTACTTATCGAAAATGAAACTTTACGTCCGTTCCAATGTTCCAGCGATTTTCGGGGGGTGAGGGGGGGACCGCGAAAATTTGAGAGGGAGAGGGCAGGGGCGCGAGCCCACACCCATTAGTAAACCGAATTCTCCCAACAGACCGTCCTCTCTCTAAAACTACTGGAACAATGGAACATTTACCCCCCAATATATATACTTCATAATAATAATATATATACTTACTACTACTACTACTACTAAAAACAATAACTTACAAACGCCCCAAAACCCGTATTAGTAAAGTGGCCGTAGCGTAAGCTAAGAAAAAAACTGGAACGGCGCTGGAACAATGGAACAACCCTTTACAAATCCCCCAAATCTGCCCAAAACGCGCCAAAACCTACCCCGAACCCACCTCAACCCCCAAAAAACACTTCATCTTCTAAGAAAATATTAGTTGACTCAGAAGTAAAGTAGTGCTATACTATTCCCAACAGTGAGAGATCGACCAAAACAACCAAACCCTAACCCCATCCTATCGCCACGATAGGACGCACGACCAAGCCCAAAGGAGGGCACAACAATGAGCAGATACAAAGCAGGGACCAAAGCCGCCGCTACGCGCCTCCGCAAGCACACAGAGGCACAAGACAAGCTCAAGGCACTCGCTGCCGAGAGACAGGCCACAGAAGCCCGCCTGCATGCACAGGAGGAGGCACGACTCGCTGCCCAAGCCGCACTACGAGCAGCGGCCAGAAACATCCTATCGTGGCGATAGGACGAGTGAGAGTGAGAGTAAGTGTGAATGTGTGAGTTTTAAAATTTATATATGAGGGATAGTGTGATGAGCAGAAGCAACGAGACTTACAACGGCTGGACCAATTACGCCACGTGGCGCGTTCACTTGGAGATGTTCGACGGCATGGAGTTGGGTACGCCCGTGTCTGCCCACGACTTGCAGGACATGGCCGAGGACGCAGTAGAGATGACTTCATCAGAGGGCTTCGCCCGGGACTACGCGATGGCATTCCTGTCAGACGTGAACTGGCACGAGATCGCCGAGCATGTGACCGCCTGCAACGAGGACGAGAAAGAATACGAGGACTATGACCTAGACCCAGACCCCCATGCGGGGAGCGAGTGGACAGGCGCAGGAGGGAGGTGAGCCAAAATAAAAACCCCTTGACTCTAAAGTAAAGTTATGCTAGACTATTATCTGTTTGAGTGAGAGTGTAGTTGTTTGTTGAGTTGTTTGTTGAGTTGTTTGTTGAGTTGTTTAGTTAAACCCCGGCTGACCCTATCGTGACGATAGGACGCGATAAGCGGCGCGGTATTCCGCGTAGCCACAGTAACGAGGAAAGAGAAATGAACATGATTACCTATACCCCTGACAACATCCCGGCCAGCATCGCTGCCCCGTCGCACATCACCAGCCTGCAAACAGCAGGCATTCTCGTAGGGGTGCGTGTCCGCACCACCACGGGCAGTGTGAAAGACCACGAAGCGAGCGAGGAGATCACGGCGCAGAAGAACGCGACGCACGGCGCAGCCAGCGTGACCAAGCACCTGCTCGACGGGCCGGAGTTCAAGGCGCTAAAGAGTATGTCGAGCGCAGTACGTAACGGCATGGTGCGGTTTTGTTTCCGGTGGTCCGACGACTGGTGGTACGTGCCGATGGCCCGCTATGACGCCTACTGCACGTGGGAGGCGGAGATCATCAAGCAGTTTGACGAGCGACTAGAGGCCTTCTTGCACGCATACGTGGCGCTCCGTGCTGACGCTGCGTTCCGGTTGGGCGACATGTTCAACGCGTCCGAGTACCCCACGGTAGAGGAGTTGCGTCGCAGGTTCGGCATCACGCCCCTGCGTGCCGACGTGCCAAGCGGGGACTTTCGCGTACAGATAGCCCAAGACTTGGCCGATGATCTACGCAAGCACTACGTGAACCAGACAGCCGAGGTGGTCTCCGGCATGGTCGCAGCGCAGCGCGAGCAGTTGATCGAGGTGATGAAGTCCCTCGCCCACACGTGCGGGACCGAGGTCAAGCAGAACAAGAAGGGCGAGACGGTCGTCGCACGGCGCAAGCTCCACGAGTCGACGCTGACAAAAGCACTGGAGATGATCGACACATTCCGGCGGTTTAATCCTGCCGGGGATCAGGTGCTGGAGGACATCCGCACGAGCCTTGAGCAGGCGCTGTCTGGCGTGACTATCGAGACCCTGCGCGAGTCCGACACGGTGCGCTCCCATGTGGAGCAGGAGGTGACCAGCATATTGGACAAGTTCCGTCTGTGAGAGAGGGAGTGCGCGGTCCTATCGTCACGATAGGATGGTGCGAAAGTGAAGGTGAGAGTACGGAGTTGATTTAGATATTTTAGTTTGTTTCATTTTGGTTTAGTACTTTCTTAGTTAATACAGTTACACACAGTTACACACAAGGAGAGCCATCATGGCTATCAATGCTGCTTCGTTTCAGTCTTTCGTTTCCATCAACGACTGCGCCCGCCTGATCCGCACGGTGGGTGACACGATCACGGTGATCGTCGAGTCCGAGCCCGGGTGTGGCAAGTCCAGCATCCTGCGCCTGCTGCGCGAGCAGATGGGCGACGAGCATGAGTATGTGTATCTCGACTGCCCGACACTGGGCGATGGTGATCTGGGCATGAACATCCCGGATCGGGAGAGCAAGACGCTGGAGTTCTACGTGTCGGCCCTGCTCAAGTTAGACAGCGACAAGCCCGTGGTCATCATGCTCGACGAGTATCTGAAGTGCGACAAGCTCCTCAAGAAGATGTTCACCCGCCTCATGCTGGAGCGGGAGATCGGGGACCGTGCCCTGCCCGAGGGGTCCATCGTGTTCGCCACATCTAACAATGCGTCAGACGGTGTGAACGACACCATCGAGGCGCACGTGGGCAACAGGGTGATGCGCGTGCAGATGGCCAAGCCGAACCACATCTCGTGGAACGTGTACGCGACCAACAAGGGACTCGACCCCCTGCTCCGTGCATGGGTGGCGTTCAGGCCCAAGGCGTTGCATTCCTACAAGGAGATCACGCCCGACGAGTTGCGCGACAACGAGTACATCTTCAACCCGACCAAGCCCACTCAGGTGTCGTTCGTGTCGCCACGTTCGCTTGAGAAGTGCGACGTGGTGATCCGCAACCGCACGATGCTGGGCGAGGATCTGACCCGGGCGGCGCTGGCGGGTACGGTGGGCGTGCCTGCGGCAGACAGCATGATGACGTTCTTCATGCTGGAGAAAGACCTGATCCCGGTCCCGGTCATCTTGAAAGATCCCGAGGCGGCGGCGATACCCACATCAGCAGGCGCGACCATGCTCACGCTGTTCAACGCGGTCGATACCATCGAGACGCAGGACCAACTGAGCCGCATGATGCGCTACGCCAAGCGCCTGCCGAGCGAGGAGTATCGCGCAGTCTTTTTCTCCATGTTGTGTGAGAGCAAGCGCACCGTGCGGCTCGCCCTTCAGAACGCAGACCTGAAGGATTGGTACAAGGATGCTAACAACCGTGACCTCGTGCACTGAGATTCGCTAGTTTAACTGGACAAAAGACGTTGAGCCATGAGAGTATCAAGACGATCCGACAGTTGGGTTATGCAGTCGTTGTAGTTCCACACAGTGAAGGAGATTTGATATGAGTAACGTAGCCATTGATAACATCGCGCTTGCCGAGCAAGTGCTGAAGAAAGCCCACGTGCGCCTGCTGCGCCATCGCAAGACCTATCTCTACAGTGGCGTGCTGCTGCTGGGGGACAGCATGGTGGACGACAGCAAGGGGCCGACTGCGTGCACCGACGGACTGAACAAGTACTACAACAGCAACTTCCTCGCATCACTGGGCGCGATCAGTAAGGTGTCAGGCCTTGTGCTGCACGAAGCGTTGCACGTGTTCCTCAAGCAGTTGCAGCGGCACAAGGACTTGTGGGACGAGGACCGCAAGCTCGCTAACGCAGCCGCTGACTATGTGGTCAATGCCATCATCAAGGACATCGAGAACGAGGACCGCGCGGCGCTGGCGGCAGCTAACAACAAGGCAGACCCCGTGGTGATACTGCCCGACGGTGCGCTGTACGATGCCAAGTTCATCAACTGGTCAATGCGTCAGGTGTACGACTTCCTTAAACAAGCCAAGCAAGCTAACAAGCCGCAGCCACAGGACGACGAGGGCAAGGGCGACAAGGACAAGGACGAGGACGGGTGCGACACGGTCTCGGTCGATGGCAAGGAGTACAAGCTCGACACGATGGACGAGCACGACACGTCAGGCGTCGAGGTGCTGACTGACGAGGAGGTCAAGGAGATGACCGCCAAGATCGACGCAGCCATACAGGAGGCGGGGTTGCTCGCCGGGTTGTCCAGCCAGAAGCTGCCGCGTGCCGTGCAGGAGTTGTTCGAGCCAGAGGTGCGCTGGGAGGACGTGATGCAGGAGTTTTTCGTGAGCCATGCCCGGGGCAACAGCGAGTACACATTCTCCAAGTTCAACCGTCGCCGCATTGTTGACGAGATTTACAGACCACACACATACAACGAGAAGCTGGGCCGCGTGGTGCTGGGCATCGACACGTCATGCTCCATCTCACAAGAGCAGATCAGCCGCGTGATTAACCATACAGTGTCACTGTGTGAGCAGTGCAGCCCGAACGAGTTGCTCGTGTTGTGGTGGGATACGTCAGTGCACGGTGAGCAGCGGTTCAGCGAGGAGAGTTTCGGTAACCTGCGCCATGCACTCAAGCCGGTGGGGTTCGGTGGCACGCGTGCAGGATGCGTCAGTGAGTATCTGACAACTAACAATATCCACGCTGACTGCATCGTGATTTTCACCGACGGGTACGTAGAAGACAACGTCAAGTGGGAAGTATCTGCGCCGACGTTGTGGGTGGTGAAAGGCAACGAGCGGTTTGTTCCGCCCGCTGGCAAGATCGTGAAGTTCAAGTAAGTTAATTAAGTAAGGAGCAAGTGCTATGCAAGACCAGATATTTTATCCCGGCATCTTCAACGACGAGGAGAAGCGGGCTATCGCCACCGGACCACTTAAGTTTCTCATTCAGAACTTTCACTACAAGTTGAACTCGGTGCCCAAGTTGGTGGGGTATCTAGATGTAAACGGGACTCACATGGCGGCTTTCTGTACACAAGAAGGCGCGTACTTAGGCGCGGTACGACAGTACAACGATGACTACATGCTGATGTCTTCTGACGGTGACTTTGCGGGATACAACGGAGGAAATTCCACTGATTATGCTGTATCAAAGAATCAACGCTATCTTGTTAGCGCGATAACAAAACCTCGTGCGTCACGCACAGAGTTCTTTGTCAAGGTTAAACGTGCTACAGAATTGGCTTCTGAAGGTGGTGTTTCTGCTCCGTTTGCATCGTTGCTCAGTGACTGTGCAGATGGACTGAGGTCGCTGACACTCAAACCGCCGAGTGACCCGCCGATGATCACGGCGGCAGAGTTAAGCAGCGGAATACTCCCGGTGGTGTTTGAGGGACAGCCTGTACTGTCAATACCACAGGCACTGCGTGACAAGATAGAGAGAATCTACAATCACAACAAAAAGCTGAGCAGTGCATACGACACTTTTAATAAAATAGTGGACGATATGTTTGCCACAAATAAATGGGTGGTCATTCCTATCCAGAGTTACAGACCGAACACGGCGGCCGCACGCACGATGTTTGTTGTGGGTGCAGTGAGATTCAGCGAGACTGCTAAGAATGTTATGAAAGATGTATCGGGTTACATGTATAGGGTGCAGCCATACATTCAATTGGTCACACCGTTCAAAGTGTACAGAGATGTCGATGCGCTGCCCGAGGATCTGGTAACTAACATGACCATGAACAGTATGTTTATGCGTAGCAACGGCACGCAGTTTGTACGCGACACCAATGAGCTTGTGCCCCTACCGACATCACATAGACACGTGTTCAGCGAAGCAACGAACTCGATTACGACAAGAGTGAGCCCGCAAACCGCTGTTTATATTCTGGACAAGTGAGGTAACACATGACCCCTGAAGCAAAAGTAAAAAAGAAAGTACGCGCTATACTTGAAGAGCGCGGCGCGTACTACGCCATGCCTGTCACCGGAGGGTATGGCGCTTCAGGGGTTCCTGATTTTCTAATCTGTCATTACGGGAGGTTCATCGGAGTAGAGTGCAAAGCAAACGGCAACAAACCTACGGCACTACAGTTGAGTGCCATGAAGAAGATCGAACTGGCGGGGGGAACTACGCTGGTGATTGATGAGACAAACTTGAATCAACTAAACACACTGTTGAAAGGAATTAGTTATGAAGAAGCAAAGTAAAACGGCACAGATTCGCAAGTTGCTGGAGCAAGGTAAGACGGTGGCAGAGATTGCTAAGAAGCTGAAAGTCACGCCTGCTGCGGCCTACCAAGTGCGCTGGCGTATGCACAATGCGAAGATGAGCAAGCCGGTTGATAGAGAGATTGAAATAAAGGAAGCCGTGAAGAAAGAGCCGGTTGATATTCATACCCTCGCCCCTGTACCAGTAGCGCCGGTCGATCTTGTGAACGAACCGCCGCACTACAAGGCTGGCAAGATTGAAACTATCGACTACATTGAAGCGTGGAACTTCAGCTATCACCTTGCCAACGTGATCAAATACGTAAGCCGTGCGCCATACAAGGGCAACTATTTGCAAGATCTGAAAAAGGCAGAGTGGTATCTCAAGCGTGCTATCAGGAACTTTGAGGAGAGTGTGCAATGACCGGAAAAACTATTAAAGAACAAATAGAAGAAGAACTGGAGCGTTTGGCGGGGCTGAACGAAACATTCGATGATGTCTTCAACCGTATCTTCTGTGATGCGAGAGGGCCGACTGACTTGGATAAACTTTTTGAGGAGGACGACGATGAGCAAGAGAACCATGAAGAGTGACGTGCTATCCATGATGTTCTTTGCTATGGCAGGGCTGTTCCTCGGAGTGGTTCTGTTTGGCTGGATCACGGGATGCGGCGAACACTACATCGATGCCGCAGGAAACGCCCACGTATACGAGTGCTACAAATGAATAAGTATGAGCAAAACGAGATGCGTCATTGGCGCAAAGAATGCTACCGCAGCCTGCGCGATGCAGAGCAAGTGATCGGGCAATACTGGAACAGTGGCAAGTGGGAGCGTGACGCTGATATGGTCGGGCGTGAGTCCGCAGCTATTGCCATGCTTGCTTTCTCTGCGATGGCGCTTGGACTTTACTGTTTAGGAATCTGATAGATGAAAGATGACCGCAGGGTAGAGACTCCTCCGATCACCCCGAAGGAGAAGAAGAAAGAACAGCACGACGAGATCACTCGACAGATAGCCTACTATCTGCACAAGGGTGGCACGATCCAAAAACTTAACGTAAACGAGAGGAAGGAAAATGCAAAAGACACTGGACCCGAACAGGATCATCACAAACGTCGTTTTTAGTTACGAGCGTATGGAACAGGAATACCTCGCCATGCGTGAGCAAGTGGAGTTCTATCGTCGAGAGTTGGAGAATGTGGAGGCACAGACTCGCCGCGTGGCTCTGCGGTGCATAGAGGTGCTAGAAGATTGCGGGTACGATCACGCCGCTGACATCGTGTGTAAGAACTTTGGCGTCGAATTGGAGGATGAGTGATGGGCGGCAGCAAAATCAGCAAGGCAGCAAAGGAAGGTTATTACAACGCCACGCGCACAGTGATCTGCCAGTACTGCTCCAAGATACGTAGCACTGAGAATCTTCACCAGATCAAGCCGCGCATCAAGTGCAAGGACTGTCACGAGAATAGGAAGTACAGGTGATGGACAGAGAAGACATCATCCGCATGGCGCAGAAAGTTGGTTTAATGTATTTAGATGGTGTTTATGAGGATGCACTAGTGGAGTTCGCGTCTCTTGTCGCTGCCGCCGAAGCCGCAAAGTATGAAAAGCAAAGTGTGTTGCTGCGCGGATTTGCAGAAGAAGAGGGGATAAAAGATAAAGAATTGATTAAATTAATTGAAAGCAGCGGAGCGACATTGCACGGTGACATTGAGTTCTTTGCTTATCTGATAGCAGAACGTGAGCGAGAAGCGTGTGCCGCCACGGTTGAACGTGGGATGGGAGATTGGCGACTTGGGAAGAAGGCCGCCGAAGCTATCCGCGCAAGGGGTAAAGATGCTTGACCTTGTTGACTCATGGTATGACTTTGCGTTCCCCGCGCTGTTCATCTGGTTATGGACAGCGTGGGTTTTTGAAATCGAGGCGGTAGTAATCGAATGATTTGCCCAAGATGTCAGGATAGATTCTTTAGTCGTAACTATTCTACCCGTGCGCTGCACAAAACAGTCACGTGTCCGCAGTGTAAGTGGAGATTCCCTGCGCCTTTGCGAGCGGATACACGTAGGATAATAAAAGAGATGTTGCCCGATGATTTGTTTGAGGGCACATGGCGCACTCTGGATGTACCCGGACGAGTTGAATGGTTAGTTAATAAAGTGAAAGAGCTAGTTAAGAAGGAATGAGTGATGTTCATCACGATTGATTTCGAGACGTACTACGGTACGGGCGTCAGTCTGACCAACCTGACAACAGAGGAGTACATAAACCACCCCGAGTTCCACGAGATCGGCATGGGCATCAAGATCGATGACTGGCCGACTGAGTGGATTACGGGACACGATGCTATCGCTGCGCGGCTGAAGAAAATCAATTGGAGTGAGGCAGCATTGCTCTGCCATAACACATTGTTTGACGGTGCGATACTGGCATGGCGTTTTGGCGCGGTGCCTAGATTCTATTACGACACGCTCTGCATGGCGCGGGCGATACACGGAGTAGAAGCAGGAGGCTCGCTGGCAGCACTGGTATCGCGGTATGGGCTGGGTGCAAAAGGCACAGAGGTCATCAATGCCAAAGGCAAGCGCCTGATTGACTTCACCGAGCATGAACTGGCTCGGTATGGCGAGTACTGCATCAATGACGTTGAGCTAACCGTAGCGTTGTTCTCCAAGCTATGTAAGAACTTTCCGCCAAGCGAGTTTGACCTGATCGACATGACGATCAGGATGTTCACATGTCCTACGTTGTTTGTAGACGACGCACTGTTAGTTGAGCGCCTTGAGAATGTGCGCGAGGAGAAGCGCGAGCTATTGGCGGGGCTGATGGCGGAGCTTGACTGCTCGGACGAGGAGTCGGTACGCAAGAAACTGTCAAGTAACCCGCAGTTTGCCGAGCTATTGGAGAAACGTGGTGTAGTAGTCCCTCTCAAGATAAGCCCGACGACAGGCAAAGAGACGTTCGCACTGGCCAAGAATGACGAGGGGTTCATCGCTCTACAGGATCACGAAGACCCCGTGGTTCAGCAACTGTGCGCGGTGCGTCTGGGTACGAAGTCTACGCTGGAAGAGTCGCGGATCGAGCGGTTCATCGGCATCGGGGCGCGAAACAAAGGCAAGCTACCTATCCCACTCAAGTACTACGGGGCACACACCGGGCGCTGGTCAGGCAGTGACTCCGTGAACTTTCAAAATCTTCCGAGTCGGGACAAGAAAAAGAAGTCCCTCAAGAACTCCATCATAGCGCCGCCCGGACACGTCATCATTGACTGTGACTCCTCACAGATCGAGGCGCGGGTGCTGGCGTGGTGGGCAGGGCAGCTTGACGTAGTGCAGGCGTTCGCCCGGAAGGAAGACATCTACTGCCAAGACGCGAGCAAAGTTTACGGACGTGCTATCACTAAGGCTGATCCGGTCGAACGCTTTGTCGGCAAGACTATGCGACTGGGCCTCGGGTATGGTACTGGCGCAGCAAAGTTACAGCACACACTGAAGACAACGCCGCCCGGAGCTAATCCTTCGCTGGAAGAATGCAAGCAGTGGGTCAATACGTGGCGCGTGGCGAACTCCAGCATCACATATCTCTGGCGTGAGTGCGATCAAGCACTGAACTACATGATGGGTGGCGCGGCTAAGTCGATCTCCGTGGGTATGCACGACATCGTGACGGTTAGCAGTGCGGGGATACGTTTGCCAAACGGTTTGTATATCCGATACGACAACCTTAGACGGGACGGAGAGAAAGTCATTTATACCAGCCGCAAAGGCCCGGTGAATATCTGGGGCGGCGCGATGGTAGAGAACATCGTGCAGGCGCTGGCGAGGATCATCGTGGCGCAACAGATGCTCTGGATACAGCGGGAATATCGGGTTGTTCTCACCGTGCACGACGCTGCGATGTGTGTAGTGCCAGAAGAAGACTTGACTAATGCGCTGGAGTACGTAACCTTGTGTATGTCTACCACCCCACCGTGGGCACGGGGCTTGCCAATTGCGTGCGAAGCCAAGCACGGTACTTCCTACGGAAACTGTAAATGATTAAGTGGTCTTTCAGCGGCTTGAAAGATTTCGTGAACTGCCCGAAGCAGTACAACGAGGTCAAGGTTCTTCGGAACTACACCAAAGCTGTCAGCCAACAGATGCTGTACGGTACGGAAGTGCACAAGGCGCTGGAGGACTACACGCGAGATGGGACAGAACTTCCCGCCTTCTATAAAAAGTATCAGCCGATGCTGGACGCACTGATGGAGATCCCCGGGACGCGCTACCCTGAGCATAAGATGGCACTGACTGAAGCCAAAGAGCCGTGCGCCTTTGATGCAGACGAGTACTGGGTGCGTGGGATAGCAGACTTGCTGATCGTAGACGGAGATAAAGCTTTCGTCATTGACTATAAAACGGGCAGTGCTAAGTACCCCGACACCAAGCAGCTAAAACTTATGGCGCTGATGGTGTTTGAGCATTTCCCGGAAGTTCAGGAAGTCAAGGGCGGGCTGTTGTTTGTAGCCCACAATAGTTTTGTAGGCGAAACGTATACACGAGATCACGTGAACTCTATGTGGAACATTTTCGCATGGGATTTGTTAAGACTCCGGGCGGCGGTGGACAACAACGCGTGGCCCGCTAACCCCACCCCCCTATGCAAGTGGTGCCCTGTCACCTCCTGCGAACATCATAAGGAGTAGCCATGTCATACCCTCCTTCCAAGCGCCCGTACAAGCATGAATACGAGATGCAGAAAAAGCGGGGCGAACACGAAGACCGTATGGAGCGCCAACGTGCACGGCGCAAGCTGGACGCAAAAGGCATAAACCGTAAAGGCAAGGATGTTGCCCATGTGAAAGCCCTATCCAAGGGCGGCAGCAACAAGGACGGGATACGGCTGGAGTCCCCCAGCAAGAACCGTTCGTTCCCGAGGAACAAAGATAGTTCGATGAAGTAGTTGTTTTTATTTAAGTTCAAAAAGTCTTAGTTTAAGGTGGTTTATGAAAGTTATAGATGATACAGCTATTGAGCTGTCTTTACCTAATCACGTCGCAGAAACAGTCCTACAACGAGTTGAGAAAGCTGAGAAGTTAGACGAGTTCGGTACGAAAACGAACATGGTCGTCTACTGGGGGCACAGGGAAACCATGGAGGTCGCACGCCTCTTTGACTCTCTGCCCCCCATGTCGCTCCCGCAACTGCCCTCGCCCATGTTCCGGGATTACAAATGGCCCGGGCTATATACCCCATTTAAGCACCAGATGGACACAGCAGCGTACTTGTCGCTGCGCCCTCGGGCGTTCTGCTTTAACGAGGCAGGCACGGGTAAGACCTCCGCCGCTATTTGGGCGGCGGATTATCTAATGAACCTTGGCGTCATCAAACGGGTGCTGGTGATCTGTCCCCTGTCGATCATGTTCTCCGCATGGCAAGCAGACATTTTCAAGACCACGATGCACCGCACGGCGGCGGTGGCGCACGGCGACAAGAGCAAGCGGGCTAAAATCATCCAAAGCGGGTATGATTTTGTCATCATTAACTTTGACGGTGTTGGGGTTGTCCGAGAAGAGATAGCAGCGGCTAAGTTTGACCTCATCATTGTCGATGAAGCCAACGCGTACAAAACTGTTAGTACAGTTAGGTGGAAGACGCTTGCCAAACTGATTACCCCTCAGACTTGGCTCTGGATGATGACCGGCACCCCAGCGTCTCAGTCTCCGGTGGACGCCTACGGCCTTGCTAAAATGATCTCCCCGGAGCGCGTTCCGAAGTTCGTCACGGCATGGCGCGACAAGGTGATGATTCAAGCCACACGGTTTAAGTGGACCCCGAAGTCCACGGCCAAGGACGATGTGTTCAGCGCCCTTCAACCTGCTATCAGATTCAGCAAAGCGGAGTGCTTAGACCTACCAGACGTAACGTATCAGACCCGAGAGATTCCGTTAACACCTCAAGTAGTAAAGTATTACAAAGCATTGAAGACACAGTTGTTAATCGAAGCAGCGGGCGAGCAAGTGTCGGCAGTCAATGCGGCTACAGCCATGAGCAAGCTCCTGCAGATATCAGGGGGTGCGGTCTATACCGACACCAAAGATATTGTGGAATTTGACATATCCCCGAGGCTCAAAGCCCTGCAAGAAGTGCTGGACGAGACCCTGCACAAGGTTATAGTATTTGTCCCGTTTATCCATACTATTGAAGTTGTAACGAAGTTTTTAGATAAGGAAGGAGTAACTAATGAAGTGATCAGTGGTTCAGTAAGTGCGAAGAACCGAGCAGACATTATCAGTAGATTTCAGTCAAGCGAAGATCCCCGCGTGCTGGTTATTCAGCCGCAATCTGCCTCCCACGGGGTAACCCTGACGGCAGCAGATACCATAGTATTTTGGAGCCCGGTGCTTTCAGTTGAGACGTACATGCAGTGCATAGGTCGTATTGACCGAGTTGGGCAGCAAAACAAGATGACGGTTGTGCATCTACAGGGATCAGATGCCGAGCGGAAGGTCTACCAGATGCTGCAAGGTAAGATCGACAGTCACCTCAAATTAGTCGATTTGTATAAACAGGAGTTGAACAATGAGTAACACAAATGTAGAAGAGCTAGTCAGTATTTATCTTACGATCCGGGGCGAGCGGGAACGCATCCTCCGAGAGTACGAAGCGCAGGACTCCGCGCTCAAGGCAGACATGGCGGAAGTTGAAGCCATGATGCTGGCGGTCTGCAACGACGTTAATGCGGATAGCATCAAGACGCAGTACGGCACGGTGATGCGGAAGTTAAACGAGCGGTTCTTCTGCAATGACTGGGACGGGTTCCGTAAGTTTGTCTTGGAACATGAGGCGGTGGAACTGCTGGAGAAGCGGATTCATCAAAGCAACTTCAAACAGTTTCTCTCTGAGCATGAAGGAGATGGACTGCCACCCGGTGTGAATGTCATGCGTGAGTACGGTATTTCCGTTCGTAAGTCTTCCAACCAGTAAGGTAACAACCATGAGCAACGATCTAATCAAGTCAATCCAGACCAACCTTGCCACGATCCAGACGGGCCTCGATGAGGATACCGCAGCGGTTGCGGGTGGCGGCGGATATATCAAGCGTATCTCCATCAAGGGCGGCGTGTTCCGCAAGATGGCGGGCGGTAAGGAAGTCGGTAAGAACGAAGACCGACACATGAACATCATCTTCGTGAAGATGGCACACGATCCTTCTCGCACGTACTACTCGCAGAGCTATCGTGAAGGAGAGAAGATTTCTCCCACGTGCTGGTCAAGCAACAGCAAGACGCCCGACGCGGAAGTGAAGAACCCGCAGGCTGCTAGCTGCGACAAGTGCCCCCACTCGGTCAAAGGTTCTGGGCAGGGCGGTACAGGTTCTGCCTGCCGCATGTCGTGGCGCACGGCTGTGGTCCTGCCCAACGATGTGGGCGGTGATGTGATGCAGCTTGTCCTACCTGCTACTTCCTGTTTTGGCAAGGAAGATGGCGGTCGGTGGCCGTTCCGCCCGTATATCCAGATGTTGGCGAGCAACAACATTAGCGCGGGTCGTGTGGTAACGAAGATGCAGTTCGATACTTCGTCGCCTGTACCCAAGGTGATGTTCTCTCCGGTAGCAGCGGTAGACCCGGATGAGGTGGCGGATATCCAGCGGCAGGCGAAGTCTGTTTCGGCGGAAGCCTGCGTGAAGATGAACGTCTATCAGGCTGATGAAGCGGGCTCTACGCCTGCTAAAGCTGCCGAGCCGGAAGCGCCCCCCGTGTATAGCGAGGTAGTAGAAGAGCCCGTGCAGGAACCCGTTCTGCGCGAATCGAAGAAGTCAGAACCTACCGCTGGCGGTGATGTCCCCGACATCATCAAGAAGTGGTCTAAGAAAAGTTAAGGAGAAGCGGCTATGCCACGTCCATACAGCGATAAGTTTCTTCTGGCTTTGCAACAGGAGCCCGAGGAGCCCAGTCTTGGGATTGAGCTTGGACGGTTGTGCGTAGCCGCTAAACTCCCGGCTACCTATGTTGCAGTAGCACTGGAAACGTCCCGCATGACGGTCTACAGTTGGTTTCGCGGACAAGAGATCCGCAAAGCACGGCGCAAGAACGTCAGGGTATTCATGGATTTGCTTCGGGGGGACTTGGAAAGAGGAGTTCTGCCGGTTAGTTCAAACCAAGAAGCCAAGGTTTATGTAGAGAACCTTGCAGGAGTACGTATCTAGTTATTGCGGTAAATCAATCCAGCGGAGTAGGTTTTGCCACTCCGCTTTTTTTATCTCTGCGGGCCATGAGAAAACAATTTTACGAGAAAGTATTGCCGACGCAGGGTGTCTATTGTGCAAGCGGTATCATAGACGGAAAGACCAGAAACCGCTTCGCAGAGACACTCACCGAATTACTGACGATAGTAGAAGAGCTAGAGGAGGAGCAGTTAAATGTATTCGTAGCTTTCAGTACGTTCCAGAATCACAGCCGCAAGGCGGATAATGCGCTGTTCACGCGCTGCTTTTGTCTTGATCTGGACGTGGGCGAAGGCTCCAAGAAGTACGCGGACAAGAACGAAGCGATCATTGATCTCTTTAATTTTGTAGAAGGTCATGGGCTACCACCACCGATTCTGGTGAACTCTGGTTCAGGCATACACGCGTACTGGCCGTTTGACGACAACGTGCCATCAGACGAATGGTTACCCTATGCCATACGGTTCAAGTCGTTTTGCCTGAAGCACATTAAGATTGACCCGGCTGTGACAGCAGACAGGGCACGCATCATGCGCTGCCCCGGGTCACTTAACTACAAGACCGATCCTCCCATGCAGTCGGGGTTACTTACCGATGAGATGTGGGAGTACAGTTTTGATTTGTTTAAAGAATTCTTGAATGAAGTAGAACCAGACAACTCACTGACCAGTGTACTTGCGTCGGCTCAAAAAGGGTTGGATGACGACACCGGCAGCATCGCCAAGATCGACCCTAACTTTGAGACCGTCTTTGAAGTACTGGCTCAAAAGAGTTTGGACGACGAGGGCGGCTGTGCTCAGATTAAGTATGTGTTGGAGAACGCAGCGACATTGAGCGAGCCCTTGTGGCGGGCAGGGTTGTCCCTTGCCCGTGCATGTGTGGATTGGGAGGAAGCGATCCACATCATGTCCTCCCCGTATCCTAAATACTCCCCCGAAGAGACACTGAAAAAAGCCAATGGAACGATCAATAAAGACGGCAAGTTCATGCCGCATAGCTGCGTGGTGTTCGACAACGACAACCCCGGGGTCTGTGACAACTGCCCCCACAAAGGACACATCACAAACCCCCTCGCCCTTGCCAGAAGACTTAAAGCCCCGACGAGTGCCCCGGAGAACGCAATTCGGGAGGACGAGAATCCCGAAGAGATTCCAGTCTACATAACGTACCCAACGGAGTTGGAACCGTTCAAGCGAGGCATGAACGGGGGCATCTGGTACACCCCGCCACCCAAGAAAGATAAAGAAGGTAACTGGATGAACCAGAAGGAGGTCTGCCTGTGGCGGCACGATCTCTACCCAATCAAGCGTATGTATGGCCCTCACGAGGGTGAGGCACTGTTGATGCGGCACATCATGCCGCATGATGAGGCACGAGACTTTCTCCTGCCTATGTCGTTCTGTGGTTCTTCAGAGAAGTTCAAGGATTTGTTCATCAGACATGGCGTGTTCTTCAATCTGAACGACACATCAATAATGGTCGAATACATCCGCAAGTGGGGAGAGTTTATGTTGAATAAGCAAGGTGCTGAACAAACCAGAATGCAAATGGGGTGGACTGCTGATGGGCACGGGTTTGTTATCGGCAACATGGAGATTCAGCGTTCTGGGAAGGTTGCTAAGACTGCTGCGTCTCCGTTGGTGAACAGTATCGCCAAGTTGCTGAAGCCTGTAGGTAACTACGACTTGTGGAAAGAAGCAGCGCAGAAGTTGGATCGCCCTGCGTTTGAGATGCACGCGTTCGCTTTACTGTGCGGGTTCGGTTCTCCTCTTATGCCCTACACTTCTACCAAGGGCGTCAGCGTGTGCTACACAGGTGGGTCAGGTAACGCCAAGACCGGTGCGCTGTACGCTGCGCTAAGCCTCTTCGGAGACCCGGTGGACTTGAGTCTGGCAGGGGGCAAGGAGAGCGCAACGGATAACGCGCTGGTGCAGTGGTACATGGGCCTTAAAAACATAATGATGGGGCTGGACGAGGCGTCAAACCGCAAGCCGGAGGAGGTGTCTAATCTTGTCTACAAGGTATCTCAGGGTAAAAGCAAGCTGCGGATGCAGGCGTCAGTGAACGCAGTGCGCGAGATAGATTTAACCGCGGCACTCATAACTTTCCTTACATCGAACCAATCGCTAACTGACAAGTTAACGTCATTTAAAGCCGCTCCTGATGGGGAACTTGCTCGACTGATCGAATTCCAGATTGATCGTCCGCTGCCTCTTGTACAGAACCCGGCGCTGGGCAAAGAGATATTTGACGTGTTTCGTTTGAACTACGGGCACGCAGGGCCTGAGTTCATCAAGTATCTTTTCGCTGTGGGCGACGACTACATCCACGGGCTGGTAACTCAGTGGGCAGATAAGTTCGGGGAAAGTTTCGGTAAGGACACTACTTATCGGTTCTATGAGGCGTTGGTCTCGGTTGCCTTTGCTGCTGGGCAGTTGGCAGCGGAAGCGGGGATCATTAACTACGACCTCCAACGTATCTACGCGTCAGTCATTGCCCGGATCATTTCGATACGAGACGGCACGGTCAGGATCAATAAGATAGATTACGAGTCGGTGCTGGGTGAATTTCAGAACCGGCACCAGTCTGGTGTGTTGGTGCTTAACGATGACCGGGTGATGCGTGAGCCTCGCTCTGCGTTGGTGGGTAGGGTGGAGATAGATACCCGAATGTTTTATGTGTCGAAGCGTGAGCTAAAACTTTTCTTGTCAGACCAGCAACTTAGTGAACGCGAGTTTGTTACTTACATGAAGGAGAAGGGAGTCCTAACCTTTGAGGGTAAGCAACGTCTTACTAACGGGTGGCCGGGGATGAGCACCAACGCTCCGGTTGCAGTCTATGGGTTCAAGAACGCCATACCCGACGAGTTCTTCAATGGATGAGAAGGAGTTGGTGGGGGAGCCTATCTGGGGCTTCCCCTTTGAGTGGATGAGTATAGGGCAAAGTTTTTTTGTCCCTACGCTCAAACCCGCCACGATGATTTACGTTCTGGATACGCGGGCTAAGGACGCCAAGATAAAAATAAAAGCCTACACTTCTATGAAGGATGGCGTCCTTGGCGTCCGGGTCTGGCGCACGGGCTAGTTAATCCCTGCATCTGCTTGAGCCTTGAGTGCTTCTACACTTTGTACAAACTGACCCTGTATATATTCTTTCTGCGACTTGATCTCACGTAGCATCAATTGTTTTTCTTGCTCCCGCACACCTGAATAGACCCCTGCCCCAGCATTGATCGCTTTTTCCTGCGACTGAAGTTGTTTAAGTTGTCCGTTGATCGTGCTCTTGTAGAGTTCTACCATCAAATAATCCTGCGGATGAGCACGGATGTATTCTTCAAACTGCGGGCGATCCTTGTAAGCACTTAGCAACTCCTGTTTCTTTTCCATCTCAGTGCGGAGATCCGAGAACTTACGTGCGTCAACACTGGACCGCTTACCTACAAAGCTGCCTACAAGCGGTAACTCAGTTTTGATGTCGAAGTTTTTCTCCCCGCCAGCAATGTCCATAGTGCCTTTTACAAATCCAGCAAACTTGCCTACGGCGTCAAGATAGTTACCAACAAAGAAAGCAGCCGTTTGTGGGTCTATTTTTAAAGGGGTATCCCACCCTGCGGTTTCATCCATAAGCCAAGAACTAAAGTCCCGCGCCCACTTAGGCACGTGAAGCCCAGCCGAATACGCGTCGCCGTATTTGTTAACGCGGTCGTTGTAAATCTCCCTGCCTAAACCGTCTGAGTTGATTACAAACTCTACAATAGGCTTCACCGCCGTAAATGCCACGGTATCCAAGATAAACGCCCCCGGTTTATCAAGAGGTGAAAAACGCGGCGCAGGAATAGGCAGGAACGAGTCAAGCGTGATCGGTACAAGGTTTTCGATCATCTCCTTGCCGCTTTGGTGCCCGTTCATCCATGCGGCCATTTGCGCTCCAAACGCAGCAAATGCTCCGCCACCAAAACCCCACGGGATTTGTAAGAATTCGTTACCTTCTCCAGCAAACTTCATGGGAACTCGCAATGCACGAGTCCACATAGACATATCATCCGCTGCTACTTTGTTCCGCCCTTGCTGATCTTTATCTGATGTACTCAGAGCCATCTGATATGCAAGCATACCCGCTCCAGCAAGCAGGCCACCCATCAAATATGCGTTACGGCTTTCCCGCGCAAAATTAGCTTTGAACTCCGCCCGTGCAGCTTCAGCCCGAGCATATCTGGGGTCAGTCGGATCAGTTACCTTGAGCAGTGGTGATCCACGCTCCATAGCGCTTTCCACTGACTCAAACGCGGGGCGCATTACGTCCATTACCCGGACAGCGGAAGTAAGCGATGGGCGCATAAACATATACAGCGAACCAAGTTCTCGCCCGTACTTACCCACTTGCTCGTAGTTAAACAAGTTTTTGGTAAATGCAGCAGCTTCTTCTTTGACGGCTTTCTGGAACACTGGATCGTTTATGTTCAGTCCACGAGACTTGCCTTGTGAGGCAAGTTCGCTCTTGATAACCCCGTAAGTAGATGCACGACTGACAAATTCAAACGCGTCAGCCCATGTAGTGAAAAGCTGATCTACCTGTTCTTTAGTGCGTACAAAGCGGCTTTTGCCAACTGCGTCTTTTTCAAGCGTGCCTATATCAAATGACTTCTGAAATGAGCCTCGCCCACCTTCTTCCACAAGATACTCATACGCGTTTTTAGCAAATTGCCCACGCATATTCTTGATGGCAGCAAAATCACCCTTGTTGTACAGCCACGATATCTTCATGGCACGGGTAAACGCCCCACTTTCCAATATGTTCCACGCCACCGATCCGATAATCTTAGGCGCTATGGTAGGGCCAAACATGCCCGCGGAGTTGTAGGCGTTAGTCAGGGTGTCACGAACAAAGTTAAACGGTGCAAACCCCAAGTTATAGAAGGTGTGCATCCTGCCCATCAGGTGGGTGACACTATTTATTTTGTTCAGTGCATAGTTGATGTCGGTGTTAAATCCATTCAACCCTTCAATCAACCGTTTATCACGGAGCGCATAAACCTCCGTGCTACCATCAGGCATGTGATGGAAAAACACGTTCTGTTTACTTAAATCTTCGCGTTGCACCCCATTAAATTTATCGGCAAACGTAACTTTCTCTATTAGTTTACCATCGAGGTCTTTGTCTCTAATCTGGTTTTTGATGGACTCGGTAATACCGTCACTTGCGGAGCGTCCAGACGCACGATGTAGGTCTTGTACGATCTGGAGCATCGGGTTGTTGATGGCGGTGCTGCGGCCCATTGCTTTGTCTTCAAGCTGCCTGAACTGCGTACCCGCACGTGAGCTACTGTCCAGATCAAACGAAATATCTGCTGTACCGCTGTCCATACCTTTAAACGGTACGTAGTACTTGTAGCCATAGAGTTCCTTCAGGTTATCTACCGGCTGCGTCCAGTACTTACCTTCTTTCTCCATCGAAATACGCGTAGCGTTTATGGCATCGATGGCATCAAATACTTCTTGTATCTCCGGTCCATACCTACGCATTTCACGCGCAAATGTCCTGCGCCATGCAGCAAGACTGGCGTTGTCATATCCAACAACTCTGTAGTGGTTAGAATTGATATCCAGCGCATCGGTCGCTTTTGATGACACCCGGTCGCCTCTGCTTTTACCCCCCAGTTTTGCGTAACGCTGAGCAAGGGTTTCAAGCTGCTGCCGGATGCGGCGGGCTTCACCGTTAGTTACAAGATCACGGTTCTGCGTCACATAATCAAATAATGCGTCACGGTAAGCCGCAGGGCTGATAGGCTGGTTATTCAACGTCAGAACCGGGGCGTCATCAAGCGGCACTATCTCCAGATATTTGAAGGTGCGCTTTTCCAGTTCGTTCAGCGCCATGCGAAGCACGCCAAGATGCTCCAAGGCGTCCTCAGTAGACATCTTTACTTTGTTGGCGTAATTCTCAACTTTGTCACGCAGTGTGTTTACCAACGGTGTAACACGGCTTTTTTCATTAGCCTCTTGCTTGCCCATAGCAAGCGTCATTCTTTCGTTGGTGTTGTTGCCGTCGATCCCGCGCCGAAGCTGATTTGCCCTCCGCAGTGCTTCTTCCTGCGTCAGGAAATACCGACGATGGTTCTGAAGATTGAACGAAAGATCGTCAAAGCCTTTACTACTAAACGCATGTTTTATGTAGCTAATCAGGCCCGGGCGAGTGTTGGCAGTGGGGGATATAAACGTGCCTTTTGTACTACCCGGAGTCTGCATAGAAGGCGTGCGTATCTGCTGTACTGTAGGAGCACGACGGCGACGTGCAACGCGGCCCGGGCGGCGGGCAGCGAGAGGTTCAACTTCCACTCCGGCTTTGGGTATGGTGAGAATGTCACCGACAGATTCAATCGTGCGGAGTAGAGCGTTGTCCATCGTATCGGCAGCTTCAACACGCTCCATCTCCTGTGCGCGGCGCAAACCTTTTCCCGGCTCCAACGTGCGCGTAGGTGAAGGCTCTTCCGTCGCTTTTGCCCGGGCAAACTTGTCCAGACCAACCATCTTGGCAACGGCAATCGTAAAGCTATCCCATGCGGAACGAAGTTTCTGACGCGCAGTTTTGGGTGCACTAAAGTTGAACAGGGCGCGTTGGAACCCTTCGTTTGTCATCGCATAGGTAATGAACTCGTACTCGTTTTCATACGCGTTCTTAAACTTTTCTCTCAGCTTTGATTTAGTCTCGTTGTATATATCAACGATTTCTTTTGCGCCCTGCTTTTGTATCGAGGTGAGTTCATCTGCTTTTTTAGACAGAAACTTCTTCATCACCCCGACAGTAGCCGAGTGCACCATCTCATGTAGGATGACGCGATCCGTCAGACCGGCTTCTGTGAAGTAGAACGCGTTGGTCTTGGGGTTGTACTCTGCAAGTTTGCCTTCGCGCTTCAGGCGCTCAACAACAGCTTTGTCTTGACCTTTAAGATTGGCGTTACCTTCAACAAATACTTTGGCCCCGCCAAATGCTGTCTTCTTGAAAGGTGATTCTCTTTTTGGAGTTTCAAGAACGTAGGGCAAGTACCGGTTTTCGGGTTTCGCTGGTTCTGGTGCAGGTTTGATAAACTCAATCCGCCCCGTCTCCCGGTTGTACGTCGCACGCCCTTTTGCGACAGGTGCCATGCGCCCAACTTGGGGCTTAAAGTCTTCTCTAAGCCTGCCTGCTTCTGTCAGCCTGCCTTCGGCATCGGTGAAATCATATTTCGTTAAGTCGATATCGGACATGATTGCCCGTTCAACTTCTTTAGCAAGTTCAGCGTGTAAAGTAGGCGCTTCACGTTTATCTATACCGCGCTCTCTAGCGATCCGCCTAACTTCAGCGTCAATCAGCGGCCTACGATCATCTCTAACTTCCACGACGTTCAGCAGTTTGTCAGCCAGCCAACTGAGCGGGCTCTTGCCGCTGGACTCTTCTCGCAGCCGATACAGAGCTTCGCCAAGATTGCCCGAACGCAGTGACTCCGCTACGGAATCGTATCTGGCAGATGCACCTTCTTCAGGAGTTTCAACCGGCTCAATGTCCCGTGCCCGCTTCACTTCAACGCGCGGAGCGACAGGTTCTTGTACCCGCTCAACAGAGAGCTTTGCCTGCTCAGGCGTAGGAGCAAACACATCTGGCGAAGTCGGTTGTGCGCTACGAGGGACCGGCTCACCTACGGGTATGGTAGGTGGTTTTTCTACAACAGGGACTTCAGGGGGTTTAATTGCTTCTACTACAGGAACCTCAACAGGCTCCTCTACTTTCAGTGCAGGCTTGCCCTTTCTTTTTGGAGCAGCAGCCAAAATAGCAGGCTGTCCAACATTCTCCACTCGTCCTGCGATATCGACTTCAGGGACTCCGGCGGGGGGCTGTCCCCTTTGTACAGGTGGTTCCACGCTTCCTCTAACTGGGACAGCGACAGGTTCTCTAGGCTCGATGTCAACTCTTCCAAGCTGATTGATATTACTTTCACTGCCTGTCTCCGTAGTGACGGGTTTGAACGGCGTGACATCCGGCGGTGCAATGTATGTACGGGCACGGTTTGCATCTGGCTTAGATAGTATGTCGTTCTTGGTCAGGGCACCGAGAAGATTGCCCACTTGCAGAGGGGGTAGATCACCAATAATGGGAGTGATCGCAGCACGGAAATTTTCTGGCGTAATTGGAGTACCAGCTTCGTACATATCTTTGACAAGCGAAGCTCCAGCCTGAAATACAGGACTCTCAGGCGACGTAATTCTTTCTGCCGCAGGTTTCTTTTCGCCGCGCTTGCGTACAACAGGAGGTGGCACTTCACCGGGGGGAACAGCGGCTACTTCAGCAGCGGCTGGGGGTACGGGAGTTAGTTCTTCTGGGGGGCGCTCAACAAGTTCCCCCAGCAGTTGCTCCCCGGTGTAAGGAGTAGTTGTAGGCTCCGCTGCTTCTTCCGCAGGTTTGGCGATTTCTTCTGGCTTAACAAGATTTTCACGGTTGAGAAATAGTTTAACGGTCTTACCACCGCCCGTGCTTCCTACAAGATCCCCGCGCTCGTACAGGCCACGCCTAATATCACTGGCTTCAGA